GGCCGTAGAGGCCTTCTGGGACGAACTGGTGGTGCTATCGGACCCCCGCAGGGACTATGTCCCTGTGCGGGCTGTCCGGATGGCGCTGGAGGCCGCGCGGGGAGTGAAGGAGACAGTGGCCAAGGCCGAAGGGGGTCAGGCTGTGCTGGAGTATATTGCTGTCATCGGTCTGATTGCCCTGGTGTTCTTCTTGGCGGCCTCCTGGTTGTTGGGGGACCCGGGGATTCTGGAGCGGGTCAGGTCTGCGCTCCAGATTATCCCGTAGCCTGACCGTCTGCAAATAACCGTATCTGGGAGGTGGTCGGCAATTGTAGGTTGGGGGTTTGCGGCCCCCTGGCGGTGCCATCGGGCAGGCGGTGGCACTGCCAGTAAAACACATCAGAAAAAAACTGCGGTCGCCTGCCCGGCCGCAGAATTCACGAATGAGCCGCCAGGCACCGGCGGGCTTTTTTGTTGCAGATTACCCGGCTGCCAACGCTCTGCAGGGCAGAGCAAGCGGCGGGGACAGCAAAAGCATCAAGAATTCTGACCAAAATCCCGGCTGAATTTGGCCAAAGAATTCGGCCGGAAGCGGGGCCAGCATCAACGGGTCTGACGCTGGCCTTTTTCAAAAAGGTGACCAGAAGTAAAAAAGAAGAAACCCGGGAAGAAGCCCGGACAGAATTGGCCCACCACAGGAGGAAGAAAAAATGAAAAAGAGACTGGGCGAACTCAGGCTGGAAACCAGCCTGAAAACATACATCAAGGCTGGAATCCCCGTAATCATCTGGGGGCCCCCGGGCGTGGGCAAGACGGCTGCGGTTTACGCCACGGCCCGCCGGATGGAGGCGAAACAGGTCGTGGTTATCGCCTCCATCCGGGAACCGGTTGACTTTCTTGGGGTTCCTGTCCCTGACCCCAATCGGGCGGTGTTCCATTATGCTGCGCCCGACTGGGCAGCGAAAGTCAGGGAGTGGTCAGATGAGGGTCACCATGTTCTGGTGGTGTTTGACGACCTGGTCACTGCCAGAACTGAGGTGACCAATGCTCTGCTCCGGGTCATCCTGGAGCGAGTAGTCGGCGAAATAGAATTAGGGGAGAACGCCCATATCATCGCAACAGCCAACCCACCTGAGATGGTGGGTGGCTTTCCTATTTCGCCTGCGCTGTCAAACAGATTTGGTCATCTGCACGTTGAGGTAACAGCCCAGTTCATCAGGGACTGGTGCGACCAGTTCCCGACATATTGGGGCAGCGAACCGACTCTTGCAGTGGACCCGAATGAGTGGCGGCTGGCAAGAGCGCTGGTCGCCACATTCATCCGCTCCCGCCCCCAACTGCTGTTCAAACACATGGAGGGTGAACTTGCTTTCCCCAGCCCCCGTTCGTGGGACTTCGTTTCTCGCGTCCTGGCGGCTGCGGACGGTTTTGACTTCCAGGCCGTAGCAGGGCTGATTGGAGAGCCGGCCGCAACAGAGTTTGAGGCCTGGTTCAACGAGATGGACCTGCCGTCCCCTGAGGAGATTCTTGCCAATCCAGCAATTGTCCTCCGCCTGGAGAGAACAGACCAGAAGTTCGCTGCCATCACCGCCACGGTTGCACTGGTCTGCGGTCTACCGCCGAAGGAGGCGGCAAAGCACTGGATGGCAGCGCAATCCGCTGTCAATCTGCTGGCGGAGAATGGCGACATAGACATCGCCATGCCGTCGGCAGTACGGCTGGCGGAGTACTACTTCAAGCGGGGGCTGGGAATCCTGCCGGGCATTAGCCTGGCAGAACGTCTCATCGCTCCCATCCGCGAGACCGGTCTGTGATTGAAGGGGGCAAAGATGAACGAGACGCTGGAAAAAATCCGCGCGGCCCGCGCGGCCCTGGTCAGGAAGCGGCCATATATGGCACAGGCCATCATCAGGCCGGTGGTCGTCACCGACCAGGTGCCAACAATGGCCGTGGACCAGGACTGGAATATGTACGCCAACACCGATTTCGTGGCCAGCATCAGCCTGCCCGAACTGGCAGGCGTCGTTTACCACGAAGCCCTTCACCTGGTCTTGGACCACGCCAGGCGGGGGCAAATGGCGGTTCCCCACTTCGGCAAGGAAGTATGGGGGCTGGCCACAGAACTGGAGATAAACTCCCGTATCTTGTCGGAGGGTTTCCCCCTGCCGGGGGACCCTCCGACTCCACAAAAATGTGGCTTCCCAGAAGGCCTCACAGCGGAAGAGTATGCAGAACTTCTATCAAGGAAGCAGAGTAAACAGAAGACAGGCAGCCAGAGCGCCGACGAAGGGTCAGGAGTGGACGGCATCCCCAGGCCCTGGGAAATTGGCTCCCCTCTTGAGCCCATTGACCCTGAGGCGGCAGTCAGGACAATAGCGAGGTCTGTACTGGAAGCCAGAAAGACCGAGAGCCCGGCCGCAGGCACCGTGCCCGGCCACCTGGTCAGGTGGGCCGAAACCGTGCTCAAAGTAAAAGCGGATACTGTCCAGGCTCTGGTGCAACGCTTTGCATCTACCCTCTCCTCTTTGGGGATGGCCCCAACCTGGATGCGGACCAACCGCAGGGCCGCATGGACCAGCCTGCGCATCCCCGGTCACCAGGGGAAAAAGGTCCACATCGCCATCGTGCTGGACACATCCGCCAGCATGACAGACGACGATGTGGCTCGCGGGGTGCGGCTGGTAACACAACTGGCCAGCAGTGCCGGGGCGGAAGTGGACGTCCTCTGCGTTGACGCAGAGGTCCACTCTGTCCAGCGGGGCGTGACCGGCACAACGAAGATTACACCTGTCGGCGGCGGGGGTACCGACATGAGAGTTGGCATAGAGGAAGCCGCCAGGCTGTCCCCGGACGTCATCGTGGTCTTTACGGACGGTGAAACACCCTGGCCGGAAAAACGGCCAGCAAAGGCAGTCATCGTCGCCCTGACCGCAGATAACGATGTGCCACCCTGGGCACAGAAAGTTGTCATCAAGTAAGCAGGGGGAAAAATGGGCATCAGAGCAAGACAGGCCCGACAAGTGCTGTCAGTACTCCTGGACGCTGCCACCAATGCGTTAACACCAACCTGGCCATTAGTCAGGCCTGATATTGACCAGATGGAAATCGGCCTGCCAAGACTGGCCAGGCGGGTTCTCTGGCCCGACAAAGACCACTACGACAGAGCAGTGGTGGTGGATGACCGGTCATCCCATAGCGTCCATCTGATGGATGACCACCTGGAAACACTGGTCAGCATCCAAAGGGTCAGAAAGGCCATTGCTTCCTGTCAGAAAGCAATGGACAACGCGATGAAGCGGGCAGCAATCCTTCTCGACTCTGCTCCTGAAGCAAAGAGAAGGCTGGAAAGCGAGTTAAATGCCCTCCTTCTTGCTGGTGCAGAACTGCCCGATGTGCGGGCTGACCATAGACTGCTTCTCCCCCTTGCATGGAGAATCAGCAAGTTGAAGCGACTCAGCCTGACCCAGGGTATGGTTGCCAGACTGGTGACCGGGTTGGTCACCAGCCAGATAATGCATGAGGTGGACCTGAATATTAAATTGAGTTATGGGTATTTGGTCTGCACGATTGTGTGTGAATATTACAAACTCGGACTGACACTCAAGCCGCCAAAAATTGCAGTCACTCTGAATGGCCTCACCGTCGGTGACCCGTTCAAGGAACTGCCCGTAATAGCAAAGTCTGTCCCAGAGCCCTACTGGGCAGTCAAAGCAATGGATTTCCTGGACCAAATTCTGGAGAATTTACAGGAGGAAGAGTGATGAACCTGTGGAAGGAACTGGAACTTGCCGCTGCAGCAGCAACGTGTTTCTTCTTCCCGAACCCGCCAGTGGGCAAACTGCCCGACAAAAGGCAGTTGTCAGCCCGTTTTCACTGGCCGGGCCACCAGCGCTCGTCAACCCGGCCAGGAATCGCGCTGACAGTCGTTGCGGACGAAAGCGGGAATGTCCTGCCCGGCTTGCTGGAATTCGTGGACGATTTTGACCGCGACGCGATGCTCTCTGCCATTGACGAATGCTATGCAATCGCAGAAAGGCGGCGGGAAGAAAGCCGTCAGATGGCGGAGCAGGCCCGGCAGGAACTGGATGCACTCCGGAAAACCGTGAAGTTCGGCCTGCTGGCCGGGATTGTGCCGGAAAACTATGCCATCGCAATGGAAGATAACGACTGGCTTGGCATCGCAGCCACGTTCATCGTGGTGGAGCAGGTGCGACGCCTCAGCGCAAAAGCCCGGGGTGCCTGGCCAATCTTCATGGTATGGCCAGATGCTTACATGCTCCCATGCACCAACGCCGAACTGCTTCTCCATTTCAGAGGCGATGACTACCCCAGCCAGACGGCTTTCCGCTTTGACATCACCAGACCACCGATTTACGAAATTATCTACCATCCACCGCTCTGGACGCCATCCGGCATCCTGGATGTGCTGAGCCGCCTCGGCCTTCTGCTGGCCTCTGATGAGCCACCTGAGTACGCAGACCCGGTGACTGCTATCGGGTCCAGCAACTGGCCCAGATGGTATGAATGGTGAAATTGCAGTGACAGCCAGTGGAGAACTTGTGCTCCTATCACGGGCCTGATGCCTGAGAGCCCAGCCATAAATTGGCCGAATTTTCCGCAGCCTGGAGGAGAGAGATGGTGGAAGAACTTGTGGAAGAATTTGCGAACTTGCTTCGGGAGTATGTCCGCCCGGTCTGGCCAGCCGTTGAGCCTGTCTGGCCAGAACAGCCGATAGAGGTGGGAGAAAACCTCATCTGGCCAGGCCCGCCGGGGCTCGCAGTACTTGAGTTTGTGGACGGCCTGGCCGTTGATAACGTCCGTGGTGTGCTGGCCGTTGACACCGGGTGGGTGCTGGGACCCACCTCCCTGCCACTGAACCCACTCCGACACCGGCTTGACCACCGCCTTCTCCACGCCATTTCCTGGCTCCGCCTGGCAATTGACCAGAAGAAAGTCACGTCAAAAGAGAAGGCCGCCCAGCACCCCAAACTGACCAGGCGCATTCGCACTCTCTATGAAACTGCTGTTATCGCCGGCATCGTGCCGGCCCAGGCTCTGCCCGGCCCAGCCGCCGCCTGCGCGGCACTTGTGGCATTTCACGAGACAGTAAAATCTGTCTGCGCGGCGTGCCACAATGCCACTGCCACGCCGCCATGGCTTCCAGTCTCTCCAACACCAGAGTGGTGCCCCGCACAGAAGAACCGGCTTGGCAGCCCGGTCACCCGGTTCGGCAATTGGGGCTCTGTTTCCCTCTCCCTCTGCAGATTTTATTTTAAGTCGCCGACCTTCAGCACCGGCGCACCAGAAACCACCTGGCGCCGGTACATCGGAGTCGGGACACCACGCTCTGCCTCAGCGGTGGTAAATGCCATCCTGCGCGAGAAGGAAAGGTGGGAAGCATGCATCGTCGGCAAACGCTGATTCCAGAAAGCCGGAAAGCGACACGGACACCTGAAGACATGGAGGTGCAGAATGGCAAACGGTACCAGGTTCGTTGAGTTCTCCCCGCTCTCAATCGTCATCATCCGCGAATTCCAGGACCACGCGAAAAAACTCTCACTCCTGCTCAGGGCCTGGCCGCCGATTCAACTGAAACTGGACGGGGGCGGCCAGTTCGTCCTCGGCAGGATTGAAGAGTACGATACATACGAAGTGCGCTGGCCTGCAACCAGCGGAACAACCAGCGACGACACGGCATTCGCTGTGTCCCATATCACGCTGACCCGCCCGGACGGGCACACAAGAATTGACGCAGTGGACAAACTGATGAACTGCCGGGAGGTCTGCCCGGACATCATTATCGCGGCAATCAAGTACTGCAGCCAACTCATTGAAAAAGCGGAAAAGAAACGGGCAGAAACCAGCCAGGAACTCAGCCAACTTAAGGCCGAGTTGGACCACCTGCGGCTCGCCGGGCTGGTACCCGCAAAACCCAATGAGAACGAACTGCTGTACCCTGTGGCTCACGCGTTGCTGGCCGCCAGGGATGGCAAATACACCAGCCAGTCGGTCAGGAAAATCGTCACAGACGCACTTGACGGTCACGGCGTCGCCATCACGTCTGTGACCGTGTCTCGCCCTGGTTCTCGGTTCCTCCGCATTGTTGTCCATGCTGGCAAAGTCTGCATCCACATCACAGTGGATGAACTGCACCCGTCCGGAGAAGCCTACGCCTACATCGTCCTGCCTGACGAGATGCTCTCATCTGCCATAGACGAATATGACATCCGTTCTGTGGCTGGCGCCCTCGCCAGGGTGCTCTTTACCCCCGGCGAGGCACTGCTGGCAAAGAATGTCGCCGCTGCATTGGTCACATACCAGGAGGAGCAATGAAACGCCTTGAGAAACTGTATGAACTGGCCCAGGAAATCACCGTCCGGCGCTGGCCACCTGTCTACCCAACATTGCCAGCGCAGGACTTCACCATCGGCTATTACGTTGACGGAAGTCCGGTAGTCTGGCCGTCGCGCCAACTGGACTTCCCGGACGCATGGTTAAGTGTCACTGTCGGAACGCACGCTGTAGAAATCTGCATGGAGTGCACCGCCGATGTTGAATGGGACGATTCCGCCATCAATGCGGCGGTCAGGTTTGCCGAGAACACTGTCAGAGACCTGGGGGAAACGTGGAGAGCCAGGCTGAATATCGGCGACATTGCAGAACTTGAAAAGCAAGCCAACGCGCTCCTGCTCTCCGGTCTTATCCGCCCGGACTGGCGGCCGGGGTTCAACCTCCTGGCCCCGGCAGTCTGGGCACTACGCCGGCTGGACAGGCATTGGGGTGGTAATGACGTCAGGCGTGCTGCGCTTGGCGCACTGCAGGGCGGCCTGCGATTCAGTGGTGTGTCTGTGTTCTTCAACTACGACCACAGGCCTGCAACGACCCAGTTTTTTATCGCAGATAACCTGTCAGTCCAATTCCTGGGCACATGGGACTCGGCACGTGTTTCTGTAGTGCTATCCATCGGACAGGACGACCAGGAATTCATCTGCGACTTCACACAGGACGTATTGTCCAATGTCGTTGCTGAAGTCTGCAGGCTCCCGTATGAAGTAACTGCCCTGGCCGAGACCGCCAACCAACTTTACGCCTTACTGGAGGGGAGATGACAGTTGAAGAGTTTCTCGCTGCCACACTTGAAGTCGTAAAACTCCGGTGGCCCGTTGGCAGGCCATCGCCCGGCCTGCCCATACAGAGGGCCATTGGTACGTATCGCAGCGCAGACATACTGTGGCCCATCAGAGGGGCCACACTGGACAGGCTGGACCTCGTGGAGGTCAATGGCGTCCCGTACCATATCAGCAAGTTCGCTTCGTACGTTGACGAATTCTCTCTGTCGTGTGCAGCATCAGCCTGCCTGGGCCTTGCTCAAAATCTTGACTTCCAGTCCGCCAGGCTCCGCGAGATGGAGCACTCCAGCCTTGAACTCCTTGAGAATGAAGCAACGGCCGTACTGCTCACTTACCCCGACGCCGCACAGGTGCCCCAGTGCCTTGTCCCGCTTCTCCCTGTTGCTGCAAGTATTCGTGCACTCCAGGAACTGGAAGTCCCGGCAAGCAGAATCGCCGGGCTGATAACCGCAATCCTGGGCCGTGAAATCTACCCCTCGCGCGTCAGGATTGAGTCCACCATAACGGGAACAGAAGCGACTATCAATGTCTGGCAAAATTTCAACTTCGGGTGGGCAGTGCTCCACACCAGCATGCTCTACACGGACCGCGTGAGAGTGTACATGACAGCGCTCCTGCCAGAAGGCCGGGAGTATTCGCTTGACGCAGGGCTTCCGACAGTGGTGCGTCACCTCGCTGAACTTGCGCCTTCACCAGATGAAGCGGTATCACTCCTGAACAGACTCAACTACCTGATTGCATACTTTAGCCAGGAGGAGGGGGAATGAATACCGAGACCAGTACGCCGCTTTCTACGCTGCTTTCGGCGGCCAGGGAAGTGATGAAACCCCGCTGGCCAAAGCCAGACGTCATCGCATATCACCTGCCAGGCGAACGTGATGTATCGCGTACGCCCACAAGAATTCTCTGGCCTGGTTACAAGGAGCGCATGGACCTGCATGGCATACTGTACTTCAGAGCAGGCACCATTGTTGCTATTGAGAACGCAGAGCACCTTGAACCAATGCTGGACAGCAAATCGCTGCTGGCGGCCGCCAGGGAGTGTAGCAACCTGGCCGCAAAACTGGACGGCATGGCACAGACCATTCGTGACCGCCAGAAAGCCGAACTGGCCTGCCTGGTTGAAGAGGCATCTGCGCTGGTGCTGGCTGGGCTTGCGAATGGGCTGGAGGGGGCCTTTTTCCCGCTTCTCCCGGTTGTCCATCGCATGCTGACCACAACATACGCACCCCCAGATGCAATCAGGAAACTTGCATCTGACATCATCATGCGCAGGCACCCGCTGAATGTCCGTGTGGAAAGCAGGCCTGAAAGCACCAGCCACTCCATAGACATCACCGTCTTTCAGGCCGGGGATGCAAGCCTGCACATGCTGGCAGAGGTGCACCGGGAGACAGCAAGGATTTCATGGCAGGTAGTTACGCAGAGCGGTGTCAGGTTAATCCGTGGCGATGCATCTGGGGCAATCGCTGTTGGCGATGTGTGCAGAACACCTCATGAGGCGCTTACACTAAAGATGCGCCTGGATACCATCATTCCGTACTGCAGAGGTGAAAGATGAAACAGATGATTGACGAATTCACAAAAGTTGCACACGAGGCTGCAAGGTGGGTGTGGCCCGCTGTGCATGTTCCACTGCCCCAAAGGAGAAGAATCGGAGGCACGCCCAAGCCGTCGTCGCTGTTCTGGCCTGGGCGGGAAGGACGTGACGGCCTGGAATATGTGACTGAACTGGGGGCTGCAAATTACACCTACTGGGTCGGCAATGCCATCGTCGCACAATATGCAACACCGGATGCCATCACGACTGCAATAGACGAATGCAGGAAGGTTATCGCCGCAACCCAACATCAGTTGAGACTTGCAAGAGAGAGCGATGCGTACAGGCGCCTTGAACAGATGACGGACACTCTTGTTCTTTCTGGGGTAGTATCCCAAGACGCCCTCAGGGACCTGGGGGAGTTCAGGCTGCTTGTCGTCCCATGCTATTTGATGCACCGTATCCGCGCCAATGATGAACTGGATGGTCTACGAGTCAGAAGGCTCGTGGATGCAGCCATAAACGGCGAGATTGGGGACATAGAGGTCACCGTCTCGCGCGAAAACGGCGAACTCAGACGGGTGGTGGCCCGGGTCTACAAAGAAATCTGCGTGGTATTTCACTTCTGGGGCAGAACCTGGACATCGTACGCAGACTGCTGGTTTGGCATCCGGAACGATTTAGAAATGCGGGCATTCGGAGACTCGTACAGCGACCAGACCTGGCAACTTTCGCATGTATGCGAATCACCAGAAGAGGTTATTGAACTTATCAACGTTCTTGCAGAAGTGGGGCGGCTGCTTGAAATTGACACGGAGGATTAGCATGACGAAACTGGTGGATGCTGTGGTACAGTCATTCATCAAGACGTGTATCCGTGCGTCTGAGCGCCCATGGCCTGAAGTTCGCGTGACGCCGGTTGCAACAAGAGCAATCGGCGAACAGATTTACTGGCCATCACAGAACGGCTTACTACCGGACCGCCTCGCGTACGTTGACATCCGCAGTAAAAACGGCCATGAAACGCGCCACGTCACCGCAGTGGCAGACCGCATTGACCCCAACGCAGCCTTCTATGCGGAAGCAGAATGCAGAAAGTTCATTGATAATATCGTGGCCGAACTTACGCTGGTAAAAGCGACAGACCCGAACTACGCTGCACTGATGAGTGAGGCCAATGCCATGGTGCTCGCCGGTGTTGTTCAGGTTGACCTGAAAGACAGACTGCCACTCGCTCCCTGCGCGTTTCTTGTTGAGAAAATCTCAACAGAATGGCCGGGATGGGCGGTGCGCAGATTGGTTGACCGCCTTCTGGATAGCACGGTCATGGCCATGGCTCTCTCTGTTGATGTTGATATGCTGCCAGGCGGAAAGGCAGAAGCCGTAACAGTAAGACTCAACGGCGACCTTGCCGTACTGTTTCGTATGTGGGAGCACAGAGGGTGGAGCGGGGTAGCGTCCACACTGTTCGTCGTGGGCGACGAGAACCCGCAGGGATACGATGAAGTGACCAGAGCAATTGCATACCACTGCCCCTCCCCGGCTGATGCCATTTCCTTCAAATACGCCCTCTCAACCATGCTGGAAATCCTGGAGGAGGAAGAATGAGGCTCGCGCTGACCGTAATCACCACAAGGTATTTCCCTCAGCCTGACAGAGAGCAATGGCAGAAACTCCGGTCAGAATTGGCCCCGAAACCCATCAGGTTTGGGAAAGGGACCTGGCCAGCCGACGGGGACTGGCCAGAAGCCCTGTTCTACGTTCAGTCTGGCGGCCGCAAGATACACATCAGCCAGTTTGACGATGACCCGAAATTCGCCACCGAAATCGCTGCCGCCCGCCGGTGGTGCATAGAAACCCTCTCTCCGCGAGTTGAGCAGGCGTCGGCAGAGATTGCGCTGGCCCAGGAAAAGTACCGCAACGCCATCATCCGGGAAGCGGAAGCAATCGTCCTGGGCGGACTTGCAACGTCGCAGAAAAAACTCTATATCTGGCTGCCACTTGCAGTAAGGATGATGAGGCTGTACGAGGTCAACAGCATGGAAGCGTTGAATGCTCTCTCACCACAGTACTGGCCTGAAGGCGAGGTGGCCGCAACGGTCAACATTACTATCCACAAGCGCCTTTGCTTCATGGCAAGGGCACTGCGCGACGCCGACAGCATAGTCAGGCACTTCTACATAAAAGAAGGGGATACATTATACGCCCCGGTGTCAGTCAACAGGATTGCATACTGGCTGCATGAGAACATGCCAGCCACGCAAATCTGTGACTACATCGGCATCGCCAGCGCGATGCAGAGCCTTGACAGTATCCTCGCAAAATGCTGTACGGGGTAATGGTCCTGGAAAGTGAGGCTGTTTGTGGAGGCAAGCAGCAGTCACCCCGGTCACCTTGAGAAACAGCGAGGGCGTTGAGGCACCCATAGCCGTTGTTTCGCTGCCGGGCAAATCCCGGGGGAACCCGGCTTATAATTGGCAAAAAATGCCCTTGCACTGACAATGCACTCAGAGCGCAATTTGCCAAAGGCGAATCCGCGATGCTATAATCTAACCAGGAGGTGAAAAATGAAAATCGGAGACATCCTGCCACAAGACTTGCTGACCATCATTGCAGACACAGAACAGGCACGGGCAAGTGCGAATGAACTTGCTGATGCGATTCAGCGCGACGGGCACGAACTCGGCATCTATGTGGTGGAAGTCGGAGTCAAGCGCCCGTCCAAGACCGGGATGTGGAAGAAACAGTATCCAATCCCTGCCCACTTAGGCAACTGGGTCAAAGTACAACCTGGCTCCAGACTGTTCAAAAGGTGGGTTGGCCTGGCCAGGAAGCGTGGGCTCTGGCTCGCCTGGGTTAACGCAATCATCCCAGACGACAAGATGTCCTGGCTAAAACCGGCAGCAGTGCGTAAAAAAACGAGAGGCGCCCGGCAAAGCCGGACGCCCCTCGTCCCACAGGAGGCGCAAGATGAACAACCCAGCAGGCACCGGATGTAACAGGTAATAACCGAAAGATATTTGAGCAATTATTACCTGCTACCTCGCCCGTCTGCCAGTAAGTATACCACAGCCTGGACAAAAGTCAACTGGTAAACATGACAATACCACCAAAGTGGTATTGTCGTCCTACCCAGAAGTAGTATGGCAAACTCTTGATAAACGCTTGACAAAAAGCCTAAATGTGCAATACTTTTAAACGCCCGACCAACCATATAAGACCGAAGTAAAATAAAATATGTAGGGGGGGGGAGTGGGGGGGGAAAAATTCCCCAAAAAAACTATAAAGAAGGGCTTGACAAAACAAAAACTTTGTGGTATAATAATTGTGAACAAAGTAGGCAACCATTGCCTACCCAAACTTGACCGTTTACCCAATATTCTCACAGGAGGTGCGCGATGTACTGGATTGCTTTCAACCCTCAGGATGCGCCAGGCCGCATCCTCACTCAACTCTCGCAATCAAAGTTTTACATCTCTCCAGTTCAGGGCGTGGTCTACAGCGAAGACCCCGGCATCATCTTCGCCGTGGCGTCCTCACTGGACGCCCAGGGGTCGTCGTATGCAATGACCCCCCTCCCGCTGGGGCCGTGGCGTCGCAGCCTGATGTCCCGGCTTGCCAGTTCGCACTCCGGAGTCTATTCGTGCTGGATGTGCGGGCAGGTGTCCGAGACGACGCACTTCTGCGGACATTGCACCAGCGTTTCTCTCATCCCTAATCCCATCAGGAAACGGACGGTCCCGGCTGGCGACTTGCTGACCATCTGGTACCTGACGAGGTTCAGCAACGGTTCCTTTTACCCCGGTCTGCAGGTGACCCTCACGCCGGGAAAACTGGAGCCAATATCCGACTCCCAGGTAATCACAGATGACATCCGCACCATTGCGGAAGTGATTACTGAAGCAGAACTTGATTTTAACCTTGCGCTCGTGATACTTGACGGCTACTTTGCATTCAAGACATCCTGGAAGACCCCGAGAGCAGAGTATAACCTCAGGTTGCTCCACGAACGCTATCCCAGTTATAGGGTGCCCGCAGACGTGTCTCTTCTTCGTGCACCGGCAAATTACCCAAACATCCTTTCTCGGGTGACGGAGTACGAATGGAGCAGAATGCTGGACAAACACGCCGAATTAAAGCAGTAATCCCTATCGGCTTCAACTTGCAGGAAATCGTAAGACCACCAAAGGTGGGCTACGGCGACCAGTGTCCTAACTGCAACGGCTGGGGGCGTGTGTACATGAGTGACGGGAATGAACTTATCTCCACACCATGTCCTGTCTGCTCAACGCTCTCGGCCAACGAGGGTGCGCTGGTGAGATGCCTGATAGTTTCTACGATGTAGCGAATCAGGCATTTGTGGACTCGGAATGGGACCCGGAACGGGTTCACCAATCCGTCCGGGTCCCACGCTATCATTACTACTTTCTTGCGCCAGAACTCAGTTCACTGACTACCAGGTTTTGGGAGATTTGGAGGCCGTTCCGCTTTGCTCGCGGGTGGGCTACCAAATTCCTGGCCATCAATCGTGCCAGGGACGCCGGTCTCCTGAGCGAGTACGGTGTGTCATTCGCGAAAGGCTGGGTGCTCGCCCGCCCGCGCGACCCCAGGCTCCCTCCAATTGCGTTTAGCCAGAAAGAGACGTCTGTCAGCAGTGACGGCACTGAAGTCATTACAGTTGTCACGCCGCACATCAGCGTGCAACTACCACACGAGATTACGCCAGCAGGCGCTGTGCTGGAAAGGCTGGTCATCTTCCAGAGAATCGTTCACATTGACCACCAGGTCCAGATGGCAATGGTCAGGGCGGATATTGTGACTGGCAGGTTCATAGCGCCGACGGCGTCCGACATAGAACTCGGGGAACGTGCGCGGCTCGCTTTTGCTGTTTCCGCAGGTCTCCCAGTTAGCGTTGACTGGAAAACATGCGGAGCAAAAGCCCCCAGGAGACTGGCCAGGCTCATCGCCAGTCAGCACCCGGAAGACCTCGGCGTGCCGGGCCCATGGACACGCGAGTCGCTTGCCGCCTTTCTGGTGGTAAGCGGTATCGCACCACCAGAACTTGCTATGGAGATTTCTTCTCAAATCATTGCACGGGAGGACAGATGAAGGGAATGTCTATCACCCAACTCACCCAACTCACACAGCGGCAACTGCCGGAGGACTTTGAGCACAAGGTAATAGCAGCAGTTGAGAGACTCCGCGACGCCCAAATTGACTTAATGGCACTTGCGCTTGAGGCAGTAGAGTGTGGCCAGGTGAACTTCTTCGCATCGCTGGTCGGAATCAGCAGAGCAACCGCCCAAAACTGGGCAGTCGCCTACAAGGTTTTCGGAGACTCTATCACGCCCGACATACCAATCTACGCATACGTCACCGCTGCACTGGCAAGTGGCGGTGACAGGGAAGTAGCAGAACAGTTGCTCGGCGAAATTGCCGAGCAAGGGGTTACAGCGTGGCTCAGCAAGACCGTCCCCCCATCCTATAGAGGGGCCGGCAGACTCATTACGGGAAGCGACTTCTTCGGCATTACTGTACCGCCGCCACCATGGATGCGTAATGGAATGCTCGTCAAGGTGTCAGTCAAGGCAGCGGATGATGCAGAGGACGCAAATGAAAGTGGCTGAGTTTACTGTTCCGGGGAAACCGGTCCCAATGCCCAGACCGCGACTTGCACACGGCCGGGTGTACGTTCCCACCCGCCTGGCGTCCTACAAGGACGCCATCGCGTGGGCCGCCAAAGCACATATCCCGAAGCCGCTGACCGGGCTTGTAGGCATCGCCATCCATTTTGGCTTACGCGGCAAGGGAGACATTGACAACCTTGCTAAATCTGTACTTGACGCACTGAACGGAGTTGCCTACCATGACGATTCGCAAGTTGTGTTTCTCCAGTCCGAACTGCGACGCGGTGGCGATGAGTACACCACCATCACCATCTACACAATTGAGAATGCCAAATGAACGTGAATACGACGCGCTCAGGCCGGTGGTAGTTGTTATCCCAGGTCAACCTGTCCCCGTGTGTTTTAGACCGCTGGCCATGTGGGCACTTGAGGGGACATGGGATGCGGACAACATGGTCAAACCAGCCGCCATCGTGGACAGCAAGTCGGGTACCTGCCCGAACCTTCACAGGCTGATTTCTGCCGCAATTGCCACAGATGCAGATGGCATCGTTATGTCAGTGCCAATTATCATTGTTGGCATAAGAACGATAGTTGTACCCGGTGAAGAGCCAGCAAGACTATGCCCAGGTTGCAAAACGGAGACTGGGAGGTGCAAGTATGCGACAGTCATTAAACCCATATCGCCCAACCATCCAGGAAGCAATCGCCGCTCTGTCAACTTGTCCATTATCAGAGATGCGAAGGAGTGACGTTATAGAACCGGTGCTGCGGCATCAGTCTTTCGCAGAGGCGGCCCGTGAAATCGGGTTGACCCGCCAGCGGGTCCAACAGATTTTCTGGTCCGAATGGAGGCGGCTATGCCGACAGTCGGCGAAAGAGCAATTGCAAGACTGGGGTGGAAAGCAAGACCCACCCAGGCCGAAGCAGTGAGCGACCTGATTAACGCACTACGCGGTAAGAACCGCATCATAGTGTTCACCGCACCCACAGGCGCGGGCAAGTCCGGGATGTCGTTAGCCGCCGCGAGGTGGTTAAAGAAGTCAACCGTCATCGCCGTCCCGACTATTCAACTTGCAGAGCAATGGAAGAAAATGCTGGGAGTGAAGCATTCGCTCTACGGACGGCAAAACTACGAGTGCAGGCTTGGTGGGACGGCAGCAGATGCACCATGCATCGGCGGCCTGCCTTGCCTGTTCAGGGAGTCATGTCCCTACCTGATGGCACGTCAGCAATGCAACAAGGCAGTGGAATACACCACAACCCATGCATTTATCGCGGCGGCGGCGGTATCACACGACCCGCTGTTGGCGAACCGACTGATTATCATAGATGAATGTCATCAGTTTCTTGAGGTCCTTGAAGAAAGCCTTGAGCCTACAGGGGAAGATAACGCGCTGTTTGCTTTGTACCCGACGCTATCAGAGATGAAAAATGCAATCGCTGATGCCGCAAGGAGAAACGACAGGGCAGCAATCGCAAAACTGACTCGCGCTCTCAAAATCACGCTCGCCACATCAGCAGGTGTGGTAAAAAACGGGAAGGTTGACATAAAGGCCTTCTTTGGGCTTCTTGGGCAGACTTTGGTAATGTCTGCCACTGTACCACAGGAGTTACTTGCAATCGCTGATGTTGTTGTTGCCGCAGGCCAGATGGTTCCGGCCAAACAACGTCCAATCTACGTTCAGCCGGTCGGTGCGCTCAGGGCTGACAACTGTACCGAGTACGCTCACAAAATCGCAAGTGTCATCCTGACCGTCGCAGCCAGGCACGAAGGTACTGGCATTGTCCATACTGGAAACACCAGGCTCGCGGAGGCGATTTACAATGAACTGAAGCGGTCACTGAACGGTCGGGTGTACCTCGCGGCAGGGCGAGAACGGACGAGAATCATAGAAGAAGTCCGGGGCAGAGCCGACGCCATTATCGTCTCGCCATCCATGACCATGGGGGTGGATTTCTGCCATGCGAAATGGCAGGTAGTAGCAAAAGTACCCTTCCCCACTAAAGGCGATACCAGCCTTGACGATGCAGTGACAAGTTTTGTTCAGTTATACGGCAGACTTGTCCGGTCTCCTGAGCAAACCGGGGTGACATACGTTCTTGACGCCAACATAAGGCTCATTGAGGAACATCTGCCAGACTACGTCAGGCAGGCGATGTTCTGGATAAAATCCTAAATCCTAAAATACTGGAGGTGTGTCATGCAAATCAACCTGAATATCCTTCAATCAAAGCCTGTTGTGGCACGGCTTGTCCGGCTGGAGCAGGCAACACAGAAATTCTCCGACGGCCGCGAGCGTCAGGTTGTCCTGATGACGCTCCATACCGTTGACGGGCGCGTCATTAACGACACAATTGGCGTATCTGACCGCTCGCCCAAACTCCGTGCCTTCCGGAACGCGTGTAACGCGCTCGTGGATGCGTACGGGGAGAGTGCCCTTTTAGGGACTGTCCAGTGGGAGAACAAATACTGCGAGGGCAGTGAGCCGAGATTCTCCTACTCAGTGTGGTTGCCTGTTGAACCGGCTTCCGAAAAACCAACAGACCAGGACTTGCAACTCGTACTGGAACTGATGGAGTTTGGACAGCCAGGGGAAGGGACAACCATACCTATCCCTCAGGAAATGAGCGAGTCGTTCGCAACTGATGAGCGCAGGGCGCTCATGGAAAAGTACGGGCTGGTAGGATGGTGCGTAAGGCTCTCCGCACTTGGACTGCTGGAGGGCTATGTGGACGGGACGACCTTCCACATCCAGTCGTTCAACATTTCCGGGTAGGGCGATAAAACAGGAGGTGCAAGATGCCAAGAAAGAATTCCCTGGCAACATCAAAATCCGTTCCGCTTGGCGACGCAATAGAAGAACCGATGAAGCGCATTGCCGCCCTCATTCCTGAGGGGGATGCATATGCCGTTGTCGTCAGGCCCGATGGGAAACAGGAGTTCTTCGCTTCTGCCGATGAGGCGCGGGCTGCGGCCCGCGCCTCCGGCGGAAGGGTCCTCGTGCGTCCGACGCGCGCCGGACTGCGAGTCGTCGGCGCAGCAATTGGGGCAAGCGCTGTTGACCAGGGCGAGACTACCACAACGGTGCAGCCAGTTGCCAACGGCGTGGCGCTGGCAACAATTTCAAACAGGTATCTGTCACTCGTTCTGGTCATCCGCGATGGGACTGTTCAATCTGCTGTCGCGGCGGTAACGCTTGGTGTCGGCGACCGGTCTATACCGGCAGTTGGCGCAGCAATGGCGGAAGAGCGTGAGGGCAAGGCAGCATCACCACAACATCACGTGGTGATGAAGGCCGTCACAAGGGCAATCAACAGAGGGCTGGAAGACCTCACCGGGGCGATTAACATTCTCGTTGAGAAAGTCCAGCGCCAGCAAGCGCCATACGTAACACTGATGAGCAAAGTGAAAAAACTCGGCCTGACGGTTCAGGCCGCAAATGAGCAACTCAAAAAGGAACTGGGCGTCGCCATGACGGAGGTTGGCTATGACCAGGTTGACCAGGCAATTGGAATCATTGAGCGGCTTGCTCAGGAGAGTAGAGGAGCGTCGCCAGACAGCAATCAATAGAGCCGTTGAGCGCTTGCGTTCTATAACAGAAAGCGAGCCCATTGGGGCAGAATGGGATGCCGCGTGGGACGCCGTGTACTTTCTCATGCCGGACGGTCTGGTGCTCGTCGTTACGCAGGATGACGACATTGGCTTGCTCGTCAGGTGCCACCACTGCAAGGGTCTCTTCTGGCTGAGCGTAGTCAGCGACCACAATCATCTGTTCTACGTGACCAGAGGCTACATTCCGCCTAACACTCACAGATGTTCAAACTACCAGCCGTCCGTGCCGCAACATATTGCTGACATCATCCGTGGAACAGCGATAAATATCCCGGAACTGAGGTGAGAAATGGCCAGGAAACGAATCCCAGACATGGATACGCTACTTGAAGCGTACTACAGGCACCTGTCTGTGCAAAAAGTAGCAGACGAATTTGGGCTGGCACATTCTACTGTCTGGAGGCGTATAGGCCCAGTCCTTGAGAGAAAAAGAGCCGTTCGCAGACCTCTGGCAGATGTGCCAGAGGGGATGGCTATCAGAGAATGGGCAAGGAAAAACGGGGTATCCCCGTCAACCGTTTGTTACTGGAGGGAGAGATGCAAACAATCAAGTTCTCCATTGTAAAACGGCCCAAATCAACGACCGTGTATCTCAATACAGTCAAAATCATATCTGTTACACCGAATGGAAGGGTCAGGCGCTACCAAACCGACCTGACCCGGCACGCCGAACTCTTTGCGTGGCTCGTGATGGAAAGCGACACGCTTCGGGCAATCACCGGGCCGGGCATTGTCTCCTGTGTTTCCCTCAGCGGCAACCCGGTGGTAACGTTTATCCGCCGCCCATATAACTGGGCGATGGTTTTCCCAACCGGGAAGGTCGTCAACTTCTTGGAAGGTGAGAGCCGGTTGTTGGATGAAGCCCTCCGCCCGTTGTTGTCACCGACAACTATCACGATAGCGGAGCCCGACAGTCTGGACAAATTGCCGGAGAGCATCCGCCAAAAGTACGAGGCCGTCTTTGAGGCCGCCCAGGTACTGGCAGGCGTAGCCGTGTACAGCGATGAGAGAGCAGACACGGTAATCGGCGAGGCAATAGCCCTTGCCCTGAATATCCTCAGGAAAGCCAATCTTATTGTGTAAAAGGAGGTACCTATGCGAGCGATTTACCTGCCGTCAATTGTGCTGTTAGTCATGCTGCTGGCTATACTGCTGGCGGCGTTCACAGCGTTAGCGGTATGGTCTCTCAACGGCATCCGTGTGCATGTTGCGGACGCCAGCACGAGTGATGTCGTGGTGGACGATGCCGGACGGCTGTCTCACCTTCTTAAGGACCATGCGCATGTCGCCGGGTGGTTAATCGTGAAACTCGCGCTCCGTCAGGGGGCCAACTATAGCACATACTTTTGTCCCCCTTCCAGCGAATACCAGGCTCGCATCGTCATTGTTGTCTCTGATGAGACAAACACGATGTGTGCTCTGGCAATCGTTCGTGCAATACCAAACGCAGATGGGACAAACAGTCTCATCACCTCATTCTGCCGACCTTGCGCGAAGGTTGCTACGTTGCTCAAACGTGATTCCTGCATGCCGCTCACAAAAATCCGATTCGTGTTTCCATAAATCCTTTAAACCCAAAAGAAGGAGGTGAAAAATGGATGCTGCGCTGGTAGTCGGAATGGTAGAGTTATTCAAGTGGGTAATTCGCGACCTTTACCCGACTGCCCCGGACTGGGTCTGGCCAATTTTGGCCATTGCGGTAAGTATTGGGCTGGAGATTGGCACCGATGGCATGTCGTGGAACTCGGTGCTGGCAGGCATCCGGCTCGGCCTGACCGTCTCCGGCCTTTACCGTGCAGTGATGCATGTTGCTCGTGGTGCCAGCCATGACAGAGAGAGTTGTTGAACTGCTTGAGCACTACAGCGACCTGCATGAGGCGCTGGAGGCCACTCTTGCGCAAGCACAGGAGAGGCGTGACGCGGTCATCCCCCCGGAGGTGAAAGCCGCCGTCCAGGCGATTGACGCAGAATTCCAGCCAGCAATTAGCGCTCTGGAAAGCGCAATTGCGGAAACAAAGCGGCAAATAGAGATACTTGTCCTGGAACTCGGCCAGACTGTGAAGTCTAACCGGGCCGTAGCGGTCTACAATAGAGGACGAGTAACATGGGACAATCAGGCATTGGAAGGGTATGCAGTGGCGCACCCAGAAATCCTTGCATTTCGCAGGGAGGGCGAGCCATACGTTACTATCCGGCGCGTGCTACCCTGACTCCTGCCCATGGAGAAAACAGAGGGGGGTGACCATAAACGAAAAGTCGGGCCCCAGGCGCACCTGGGGCCCGACTTTCTTTGGCAGTGGCCTATCTCAGTACCAGGTTCAGCACCGCTGTGACAACGGCCAGAATCATCGCTGTCAGGACAGCCTCAAGGATTTTCCCAATTCGGCGGAGCGCTTGCTCTACTTTGGTCAGCCTTGAGACAATGCTCTCGTTATCTGCAAACAGTCTGTTTTCCACCAGGTTTATACGGTCTACCAACCCCTGGCCATCTCCACAAGTCACCACCCACAATTTCGCCGTCATAGTGTTCAGGCTATCAACGGCTGTGGCCAGTCGGTCTAATTGCTGTGACATCAGGTTGAGTCTTGCTACAATTGCCTCGTTTGTTTGCCCATTCATTGATTGCCCCTTCTGATTGCTTCGGGGCCTTGTGCTTCAGGAACCCCGCAGCAATGCCCCGAACATCACAAAGAACGACAGTCCAACCGCCACGACTGCCAGTATGGTTCCCCAGCAAATTGGCCATCTCACACCAGCAGCAAATGCCCCCAATGCGCAGAGAAGACCTGCCGCGAGTGGGCCCACCCCTCCAAACAATAGTGCTCCCAGCCGCTTGTCAGCCTTTGTCGGTCGCATCTCCTTTGCTCTCTACGAGCCTGCCTTTACGGTGTCCAGGATGCCCCATTTGGCACGTAAAGCGAAGGCAGTGTGTATGCTCCCGGCAATGATACTGTGCCGCCGGGAAGGACGGCGTCATTACCATAGACTTCCATTCCAGCCACATACACGGAATCGCGGCAGAGAAGTTTTAAGCCTGACAGAGAGGTAAATAGCAGACCATAGCCACTATCCAGCCCCAATGCCTCGCACGCCATGTAGTAGGACTGGGTAGCATTCTTAATGGCGAATGAGCCGTGGTATGGCGCGCCACTTAAATAGATGGCGGCGTTGTTAGCGACGTAACGCACTGCCGCCGTGCCGGGGCCGCAGGCGCCAATCACCTCAACGGGCGGAGTAGTGGAAGTTTTTGAGAAAAACATGGATAACTGGTGAGATGAAGAGGGCGACTTGGCCACGATTGCATGGGACGTTTCATTAGCCACAAACCACCAGTTTGCAAACCAGCCTGTCCACCCTACGGCCAATACGATAATGGCGTTGCTTAATGACCCGCCACCGGTATGGCTGTCCCCGTATATCAGCGTTGGACGTCTATCTGTATCGTTGTTCAAGTCCAGCCGAATCAGTTTCGCTGAGCGGTTGGACGACCATACCAGTGTGTAGTCGGACTGATACACAACCACCGGTGACATACCCGACGCAGACATTGCGCCGATTAACGAGTTGAACAGCGCTGCGCGATCCGTCGCGTCCAAAGTAAAAACCGCCATACTCACCTCACACCGGGACGTTGGATTGAGAAAGGGAAACCTGCAGCATGGAAGCCGGAGTTCCAGAGTTTGCTGGAACGATTGGCAAATCCATGCTGTGGGCAATGGCTTCGCACTGAACTGTCCCCCAGGTGACCTTTTCGCCGTCCCACATCAGGACGTCCCCCACGTTAGGCATCGTTTGCAGGTCAACAGGCCATGGGCCAATCTGGTCAGCCTTCTGGTAGTCGGAGAGCCTCCCGGCCAACCCATTAACACTGATGACGTCTATACCGCCCTGCTCATGGGTGTGGTGATGCGGGCCGCCGGGCGAGATGTCTGCAATGGCCAGTGGCAACCAACGGTCAGTCAGGTAAGCCAGCACAGAAGGCTCCAGCGGGGCATAGGGAATGCTCCAGTTCTGGTAGTCGGGCAGGGTCTCTGGAATAAAGTTCCCAGGCGAACCACCAGAATGGCGCACGGTTCCAAATCCAATTACCCCACCAAGATAAGTGTCATCCAGCGTTGCGTTACCCCCATCCAGTCCCAGTAACTGGATTCGGGAATGTGAGGCCCGGATGACCTCGCCGCTCTGGTCATGGGATTCCAACAGAAGAAATTCGCACCACTGACACTCCAGGGTTGACGACTCCTCCATTCGCAACCGCCCACACTGTACATGGCTCAAGTACACATTCGCAGCACCAGTTAACAATATGCTGGGGTCGCCGATGCCAGTAATATGCAGGTTGAGCAGATAAACAACGCCACCGTTCACCGTTACCACCGGACCGGGGCCATTATGCGATATAAAGACTGTACCTGGTGTTAGCCCGGCGAGCGTAACGTTATTTGAGATAACAGTCTGCTCATTGTACGTGCCGGGGGGAAGATAGACAGTGCCTCCGAAATTGCTGTTGATGGCCTCCTGGATGGTGTCATATTGGACAACCTCGCCGGAGATGATGCGGAACGGCTTTGTCGGGAATCCACTACTGGCAATAGAAGAAAGGGGCTCCGGCTGCCAGCGTCCATTGAGAGTCCTGTACACAAGAAGCGAGTCTGCTGTTGGTGCCCAGGGGATGTTGTAATTGCGGTACGCCTCTGAGGGCGGAAAGTTTGCCGGGGAACCGCCGGAGTGATGGACAGTAATGTTGCCACTGAATGAGGCCAGGTAAGAATTATAAAGCGCCACTGCGGAAGGACTGCTACCGCCGTTGATGGTGCCAATATAGCAAAAATTTGCATAAAGGATAGTGTCCGCTGAACTGGACTCAATTATCAAAGAGTAACAACGAACCCGAATGAAGTAGATGTAGCCTGTGTCAATTGCAATCTCAACTTCATCGGTTTCGGTTTCATCCAGAATGGCATACTCGCCACCTGGGGCAAATCGGATAGCCGGGCCAGATTCCTCGGCCTCAACCCAGAAGCCGGTGATTCGGCACCGGCTCACCACTGTTATCACTGGCCCGGTACTGTAAGTAATCCGGCATCGCTTTCCACCGATGGCTACCAGATGTACCGGCTTATTAATTGTAACCTGCTCGTTATAACTGGAAACGCCCGACGGCGGAGCAGGAACATAGATAAGGTCGTCAGGAGACGCAGCATCAATGGCTGCTTGGATGGAGTCATACTCCACCACGCCCGCATCAGTGACCCGAAAAGGCCTTGTGGGGAAAGCCCCTCCCCCTCCCCCTCCACCGGGCCCGGTGACAATCTGGCCGCTCTGGTACTGCAAGTACTGGCCATTCACAAACAGGTCAGAACGGAAAGCAATCCCATCCAACTCAAGCGGATGCGACGGGGCCTCAACAAGAATATGGGGTCCTGCCTGGATTCTACCCATCTTGCTCCTTACCGCTGGAAGTTTATCACCACCCCACCACCTGAAATTGTACCAGAGAAGGACGAGTTTGAAAAGTCAAGGGTCACCCCCGAAGCAACCGTGATGTCTGCTGTGAAACTCGCTGTCGGAGTAATTACCCGGTCACCGGATGACGCCTCAGAGAGGGCAGATAACAGCCCGGCATCTGTTGCGTCATACAGGCTCACTGCGCCAGTCGCAGAGATTCTGCGGATTGAACGTAACTGCCTGGCAGCTTCCTCAACGCGGGACAGCGCGATAGCAGTCAGGGTAGGAGGTAATTCGCGGATGTCCAGAATGTCACCCCAGCCAATCTCGGATACTCCCGGCCGCAATCTTACCATGGCAAGGGGTACGACACCTGGAGCAATGGCGGGCGCGTGCTCGTATACATCCACTCGCGGCCAGCAGGCGTCAACGTCAAGCGTGATAACTGCGTAACGCGTTGTCTCTCCGTAAAATGGCTCCAGGTCCAGGATGAAAGTGGAATATAACTCGCGAACCTGGAGATTGCTGTCAATCACCGTGCTGGGGAAAACACGCACCCGCAGCGATGGAGGGGTTGTGGGTGCAACCATTAAGGGCGTGTATTGCTCTTTACGCGACCAAACGACATCATCCCCACCGCCCTCGCGGGCAAACTCGTGAGCATCATGATGCCAGGCCACGTAATGAGCATCGCCCAGCGTTGGCATTGCCAGATGGTCTATATCGGTCACGACCCACGCCGAGTTCTGCCATTCTACCACCACCGGCAAGTTAACCCTCGCTGGGAGCGAGTAGTTCCGTGCACGGATAACGCCATTGGGTGTGCGGACTAACACAACATTCCGCTCTACAACTTCCGTGATAACGCCAGTGACCCTCTCGCCCTCACCAGATGAGAGCGCATCACTGATAATACCGGCAAGTCGCAGTTGCAGAGTCATGGCTGCCTCTGACGAATACCAAATGGAGGTGTCAGAAGGAAACCACGTGGTGTCCTCAAAAATCCACGATAGTCACCCGTCACATCAACCCAGGTATCACCACCATCCAGGGTGGTGGAAAGCAGGCAGCCAGTGTAGTTGGCCCCATAGTCACCACTTACCGTTAGCACCGCCCATTCGTTTCTGTTAGCGGGATTACCATATACGTCAAAACAGGGAGGGCTGCTCTTACTTCCATTGGGCACGTTGGACTTTCTCGTAACTGCTCCGGAGCGATACTCAAAGCAAGCCAGGTTGCCCGAACTATCCATCACCACCGCCATGACATGACCTGCGTCATATGTCCAGTATTCAAGCCCCCGCCCGACAGTGGCGAAGCCATCAGGTATGCACTCTGTCCAGGTGGTACCACCATCAGTGCTAACAGCCAGCCTGTGCTCGTTCCCCCATGGCATCCCTGTCTTGTATAGCAACTGGCCGCCTGTTCCATACTGCCATGGCTTGCGAAACTTGCAAGTCGTGGCGATACCCTGGTCTGCACCGAATCTAACCCAGGTCGCCCCACGGTCCAGCGAGCGGTACAGGTACGACGGGGAAGCAAATATGCCGGTGCCAAACATGCCCAGCAGTTCATCAGTGCCTGCCGTATTTTCCAGCCACCAGCATTTCCTCGTATACACCGTCATTCGCCACCACGAGTCAGAGTAAAACTGCCAGTTCGCTCCCCAGTCGTCGCTGAAACAATACGTAACGAAAGTGTGATAAGTTGCAGGGTTAGCAAATTGTGCCATTATCCCCACATAGTTGGGCCGATTGACCAGTGTCATCAGCGCGTAGACGGTTGTTTGGTTTGGGTCCAGCGGTTCACCAATGTAGGCGCTGGCCAGGCTGTGAAGCCTGGACTTGCTTACTAATTGCCGCCAGTCACCAGGGCCGACAACATCAGCATTGCAGTTCGGAAGATACCAGACCTCCCCATCTTCAGTCGCTACAACTAACGAAACGGTTCCGGCCCGCTCCACATACCTGAAGGCTACAAATGGTTTGCCCCCAGGATTGACGTCGCCCAAGGCCAGTACCTGCTGCCATTGGGGACTGAACGTGTAGTAACTGGTGCTGCGGAAAACGTACCCTGCGTCCAGCAACCAGGCCAGGCCCTCACCGGTATGGTACGGTGGAAGGCCAGGCTCTGGAGGCGCTGGCCAGTCAGGTGGGGTCACCGGGGGAGGGGACGGAATGATGATTGTCTCGCCCTCCCGCGCGGGCCGTTCTTGCTTTATCGTTGCTTCAACCACAAAGGTCTGCCCTTCTGGCCTGGCCGAGAGCCGCTGGGGAGACCCGTCAATGGCCACGCCACCGACACGCCAGATGTGCGTGACCGGGGGCAGTTCGTGCAAGTCCTCTGCAACAGAAACACTAAACTCGGGGGCCGTCTTAAATGCCGCCAGCAGACCAGTAACCCTGTTCAGGTCTGCCTGGTCTTGCACAATGAGACCCTCAATCTCCTCCTTGCCTGCCCAAATGTCCGGTGTGGTACCGGGGTAACGGGAAAGGTAAGGGGTCTCCCCGGCAAAACCGCCCGCACGCAATTCGCCAATGGGAGACGGAATCTTCTCCCGTATCTCTGTCGGGGTAATTGCCTGGCGGCTAATTCCAGACCGGTCCCACATCAACAGAGGCTCTTCGCATACTATGGCTGATACAGAAAACTGGACAAGGTTGGAAAGAGCATCTTTCAGCAAGTCGTTGGCCTGACTCAGCACCGACCCCTCGCTGAAAGATTGCGCCTTTATACCAAGATTGGCGCGAGAGGATTGGTAATAAACCGGCGTCACCCAGTTGAAAGTACTATGGAATTCCAGGAGAAGATGAAGCGCCCTTGCGGCAGTAAGAGAGGGCACTTTGTACCAACTGTCTCGCGCCCCAGATTCAAGGACAAAAGCATGGGACACCAATTTGTCCAGGAGCGCAACAGAGGAAAGGAGCGTCAGGTCAGACCGCCACTCCCCCGCCCGAATACTGTCTTCTTCAGACATAACCCAGACGAGGAATTCGCGGCTACCATACCGGATGAACGCAGGCGCCAATGGGCGAGTTTCCATTAGCGGGGTAGATAGCCGGACAGTAGTGCCACTATCCACTGTCCAACTGATTTCATCAATGATAACACCAGGCGTGCTCGGCAGGTCAATCAGTACCGGCAGCGCCATCCTCCCGGTCTGGCCGTTGCTGTCGGTTGCGGTGGCCAGCACTATCTTGTACCCAGGTGTAGAGAATGTCACCACAAAGTTTGGCAGAGTCAACACCACCACACCATCTGGGAGTGCATTAACACTGATGCTGGTGATGGTCGCACCGGCTTCCATCGGTATTGCAGTCACTGTCCCTGTCACCGGGTTTCCAACAGAGCCAAACATAGAGCAAGCGATGTTAACTTTAGGTGGCAACGGGACGGGTGTGAGGTCGGTATCCTTCCAGACGGTGGGAGTACCAGAGACATCGGCGACCCGTTGAAGCCTGGGCAATGGCGCGAACGTTCTTGGACACCAGATGTACATGCTGGTGTTCCACTCAATCTCGTTTTCGGAAACAGAAAGGGTGGTACCACTCGCGCCACGAATCCGCACCAGTCCGACATCCCAACTTCGCGGCACGGTGCCAACATAAGCCAGTTCGCCGACCAGTGGAAGTGTTCCAACAGCGTCGGCCACGTTGATGGACATCAGCGACCGACCTGTTGAGTTCACCCTGGCAATAAAGTCCCAGTCCACCGGTGGTTGAATAACTACCGCAGTTGCCTGCAATGACCTCTTCATGCTCTAAATGCTTACCAATGGATTCAGGTACTCAATAGTAATATCCACACCATCAGCCACGCCCAGCCGGACGCGCTTTTGCACCCGTGAGATGTAGCCTTGCATGGTCGTCTCGCAACCGTCAGGCCCCGGGAGAGTGACGGTCACCAGTTCTGCCAGCAAGCGATAGAAGATGCCAAACAGGTCAAGTTCGGCAGGGAGAGAGAAAGAAAGTTCGCAAGACCAGCCGGAAGAAAGCACCGGCTCTCCCTCAATGGTGTAGCCGATTGCTTTCGGCGTTTCCCAAGATATAGTGTCAGGGTCGGGGATTGTAAATTCATTGATGACCATGCTACCAACCCCTCACTTTATGAAACCCGGAGCGAAACAGCCGCTCCAGACTTTCTGACACAGCCGCCTCAATCTGGCCAGTCAGACCAGCGACCTCCGCACGCACAATGGCGCTGAGATTGTGAGTCATCGTTATCGGCAGCATGCCAACAGGATAACCACCCTCCCGCAACGGCTGGGTGATAACCAACTCCGGGCCAGCCTCCCCAGCCACGAAATGGGTCGGCCCCGCGACAATGTCAATGCCGCCCTTCGCTCTCATGCGTGGCTGCCCACCGGATGGTGATGAGCCCGGAACGGTTACACCCGATGCCCCAGCCATTGACCGCAGTACGGAAAGCAAGGTAATCGTGTACGAAATGGCTCCGTTCAACCAGTTCAAGTAGTTCTGCACAATAGTTTGCACGCCTGTCAGTACTGACGCCCCTCCAGAAGAAACCACCGTCCGCAGTTGGCCGAACTGATTGTAGATGAACCCAAAGTAATTTACGTGCAATGCTTTCAGGGCATTCACCATGTCAGTAGTGGTAACAATCTGGTCGCGGGCGTAAGCCGACATGATAACCGCCGCAGCACGACGGAACCTTTCTTCCTCGGTAAGAGTCTGGTCATTGGAAATTCTCTGCAACTCATACTCCAGCATCAAGTTGCGCATCAGGTCTTGCAACCGGCGCTGGGCCTCACGTTCCCGGTCTTCCCGCTCCCGCTGGTCACGGATAGCACGTTCCTCCCGCTCCAATTCCTCCCAGCTGCGAGTCTCTTCAAGTTCCTGCTGGTACCTTTCTCTCAACTGCGCGAGTTGTTCCTGGTACTGTTTCTGGGCATTCTCAATGGCGTCCTGGTACGCCCGGTAAGCATCAGCCCGCTGTTGCTCTGCGGCTTCTTGGGCTTCCTGGATTTCCCGGTCCCGCCGACGTGCGGCCCAAAATGCGGCCTCGGCGTCCCTATCCATTTCAGCGCGAAGCATCTCATCGTAATAGTCACGCCAGATGGAGCGGAGCCGGTCGGCCAGTTCTTCGTTAATATTCTCAAGTCTGCGCTGATAATCTCGCCACGCTTCCAGCATGCGGTCGGAATAGTCCTTTTGAAGTTTCGGCAGCGATTTTCTGTACTCCTCTTCGGCATCCTTGAGACGCTTCCGCCGTTCTCTTGCCAAATCTTCTTCCCACCGCTGCTGTTCAATCTGGAAATCTTCCTCCCACCTCATCCACTCAAGGAACATCTCGCCTGCCTGACGAAGCGCCCCGATGAGGTCAACGGTTACGCTGGACATTTCGTTCAGTGACTCGGAAGTGCTATCTGAAATCACTCCGGTCGCTTTAAGGACATCTTGGAACTGCTGGAGTTTTGACCTTGCCTCATCTGTTATCTCAACTTCAGTTCTTGTTGAATCAATGACACCGTCAAGGGCCCGCATTCTGCCAAGTTCGGAGATGGTAAGAAACGAAATAACCCTGTTGGCCCCCTCGCCGGTGAGGGTGAATTCTGCCATTTGGCCGGTGGCTTCCGCTAAAGATGTTACCCAGCCCATACTCGGTACACTTGTAGCACTCATAATAGTTACCAGTTCCTCCGGTGTTAGGCCTTTTAACGTTTCAATTGCTCGCGCGTTCGCTTCCGCCCACTCCTCAGCACTAACTTTTGTAAGGCCGATAGCATCACCCACCATAATGAAGGTACCGTAAAGTGCATACAACAGTTTTGAAATGTAACTTATACCGGGGGCTACAATCTTGCCTGCTATAGAAGAGAAACTTGTTCCCAAGTCCTTCCATGCCTGCTCAAGGCTGTTCGTCTGGCGGGTCAGTTTGTCAGTATCGCCACCTATTGATTGAAGTACCGCTTCTCCGTAGTACAGGATTGCCCACGTTATTAACAACGATTTCTGGTATTGCGTGAGTTGCTCAACGGACTTGGCTTGCCTCGCACCGGTTTCGTCCAGCATGCTCACAACGAGTTTGAGTTCATCAGACCAAGCCGCTGACGCGTCGGCGGACTGTTTGTACATGTCCAGCAAGTCTGTCATATTGCCAGACACAACGCCGATAGTACGCGCCATCCTTATCTCGCCACGAGCAATTGAGTCGGTTATCTTCTCAAGCGCTTCTGGTTGTGATTTGACCTCACCGGTCACAAGCGCAGTTGCGGTAGCAATTTGCATTAATTTCGGGACTATGCCGAGCAATTTCGGCGGTAGGCCAATGGCAGCCAGTCGCCCAAGTTCAATTACCGCTTCCGCCTGGCTCATAGAACCGGCAGAGTATTTTTGCACTTCCAGCGCGAGTTCACGAATGTTCTGAACGCCGGCATCACGAAGGACAAGAATGGCGTTCGTGACGCGGTCAACAGTTCGTGCACCATTGATTGCGGAGTTCACAACGCTATTCAGCGCCTTCTTAAAGGTGTAGGCAAAGAACATGACCGTAAAAATCTCCCAGCGCAAGGTCGTTAGCGATTGCATGAACCCCCGCGCCGACTTTCTGGCCTTATCAAATGCACTTGCAATTTCCAACGTTTTCGCTGCCTGCTCTGGAGGAACTGGTGGAATGGTAGCACCAGGCGGTTGGCTGCCGGGCGGGGCACCGGCACCGGCGCCAGCAGCAGTCCGTTCAAGTTGCTCATTCAGCGAGGCAAGGTTACGCGCCGCTCCAAGAGCATTCTCGCCAGACTTGCGAGTTATCTTCCCGGCCTCTGTGTAGCCTGTGGCAATGGCCTGGACCGCCTGCTCTATCGTAAGCACCCCTCCCTGGACAGCCTTTGCTGCTGTATCCAGGATAGCCTTTGGCACACCCTCAACCCCCATAAACGCCAGTTGTTGGCGCAACATGTTCCGCAGTGACGTGATGTCCGTCCCTTTGATAGCCACAGCCGCCTGTTTCAGAGCGACTGTTAATGCGACAATCTGAGCCCTTCCTTTGAGACCGATTTGCTCAAGTGCCTGGATGGGTGTACCGGTAACTGCAGCATTCAGTTTGCGGAACGCTTCCGCTACCTGCTCGACAGATGCACTGGGAGCAAGACCAACGCCACGAAGCACCTCGCTCCACCGGCTCATACCAACCTGGATTCCGTGTGTGAGGTCTTCAATGGACAGTTCCCCAGCGGCAACCATGCCAGCGAACTGCTTGGCCATTCTTGTTGTGATGTTCGGAAAAATTGCCCTGATTGCGGACGCTATTTGGTCAACCGTCGCGGCGGCAGAAGCAGCGACATGCGAACCAAGTCCGGCCATGCTCTCGCCAAGAACGGTCGCCGCACGGTCTATCGCCACTGACGCAGCAATTGCCTGGGCCTGACCGGACAGGCCCAGGTCACTCAACAGTTCCGGCGTTGCGGCGAGAGCCTGGGCAAAAAGACTGACTGCGGTTTCGGTGTCTTTCGCGGCCAACAGCGGGTCAATGCCGGCCCGCCCAAGAATGTCCTGCCACTGCCGGATGCCAACAGAGACACCCATGAGCACATCGCCCAGCGCAGCCTGGCCAGACTGAACCATATTCGCCAGTTCACGGGTTATCGCCAGGCCAAGTTCCGGGTACTGCTCTCCAAGCAACGCTACAACGGCCTGTGCGTCCACGCCAGCCGCACTGACCGCTTCCCCAGCGGCTCTCTCTGCCGCCGCCAGTTCGGCACCAGAACGGGCAATATCAGCAGACGCAACCGCTGCGGCCTCTTCGGTTCTCTGCGCTACTGTTGCGTAAGCGCTGGCGACGGTCTCCGATAGCGCCGCCTGTCTACGCTGTAACTCAGCAACCCCCTCCTCCAGCGTGGGAATTGAGAGGGTCGCTGCGTTTCCGGCCTGACGAATGGTCTGGGAGACAGAATGGGCAGCCTGAGAAATGTTCTTGCCAGACTCTAATAGCGCCTCCGACAAAGCCGGCGACCAGGACATGTAATGCGCGGCCAGCACAGCCCGGCTCATCCCAGCAATGAAACGAGGGGCGGCCTGCAGTGGCAAAACCCGGAATGCCCCGGCTACCGCCTGGCCTAACTCTTTTTCCGAAAGAGCCCCAACAGCGGAAGCCGCTCGCTGAACAAAAACGGGCTGGACGCCCGGAGGTTCTACGAGGCTGCGTCTCCTGGCCAGTTCGCCAAGTCCCTCCAACCTGCCGCGAAACTTTACCTCCGCCGGTATCTCCACCCTCAACCGGCGAAAGTAATTTCTGGCATTCCGAACGGTCTTGTCAAGAGACGACGGGTCAAGCCTGGTGTTAACGAGAATGTGAACGCGTGCCAGGATTTCTTCCAATCTCCGCCTCCCGTTTTTCTATCATGAGTGCTTCAATATCGCGAGTGATTTCCGTGACGGCTATCATCATGGCCCGTGCATCCACTGGAATCGCAAACCATTTATCAAGCGGTATTCCCCAGTCACGCGCGGCAACAGCCTCCCAGAATAGCGGGTGAGCAGTGACCCTCTCCGATTTTCTGACTGGCCTACTTTTTAGAGGCTTTCCTCCGAGTTGGACTGCGAAAAAGCCGCCCGGCTTCTTCCACTTCCTCCTGTGTCACGGTGTTTAGCGCCGCCTGAACTACCTGCGAAATATCATCGGGCGATAGCAAGACCTGGGTCAAGAGGTACTCCACCTTCCTGTAAAACGGCTCTGCCTCCGGGCATTCTCCTATCACGTAGCGAGGCATCAGCCGCTCGTACTCGCTGGGGCATGTCCAGTCATCTGGCACCTCCGACTCCACGACGCCATTACGGCACCAGGATGTCACTGCCCCAAGCGCGAATACAAGCACCAGGGCCTCAAGGCGTTGTTCTGCCTCCTGGTACTCCTCTGTGTACCTGCGAAACGCTTCTGACCCAGGCCTGGCCGGTAGTGCCTCAGAGCCGCCAAGACCGGAAACGGTCTCCATTGGTGGTTGGGGGAATCTGGCAAGTCTGCGGAGTTGCAACTGGACATATCCGGGGATAGGGGTGACGTCAACCCACCCCCACTTGAAGTTGGTTCTCATGGTGGGCCTCCTACTGTGATAAGATAACCAGGAGCGGTGAGCCAGGGGCAATTCTTGCCCCTGGCTCTGCCCGCCTTGCCTGACTTTTTTAGCAAATGCGCTCAACAGGCTCAATTACATAAATGGCATCGGTACCGGTAACCACCCAGGCAGGACCGCTTGTCGCGACCACGCGCTCGCCGGGGTTGTCTGACAGGGTGTACCATGTCATGCCACCGTCCTCAGTGACGTAGACTCCGTCGCCAACAGCGACACCGAACACGCCGTCGCCAGAGAACTGCATAGATGTGATTCCGGAGCCGACAACGCCAATCTCATCCACGTCAAGACCTGGGGCCCAGGCATAAGCAGTAGTGGCACTCATTGCCACCAGTCGCTTGGCCCAGTTCATGGACGCGGTCACGAAGTTCTGGGTACCAAGCGTGATGGAGGTGAACTGAGCGCCACTCCCATAAATGACCAGACCATTGTTTCCAACCCCGTAAACAATGCGGCCGTCGGTAGTCAGGTCATTCAGGCTTGCATAGGAGCCAACAAGTTCCCAGGCCAGGCCTCCGTTCACGCTTCTGTGAATCGTACCGTCCGACGCCCCTGCGTACAAGGTACCATCATTTGTCCGGACGATACCTCTCACGCTGGCGCCGTTGGCAGTAGAAAGGCTCGTCTTTGAGAAAGTGCTGCCGTTGGTAGAACTTGCAACCACTGCCGGGGCCGTGGTGCCCCCAGTCCCTCCGACCAGATACCTGCGGCCAATCCTGGTGACAAACGTTGGCTGGAAGTCCAGCGCTGTCGTGTTCCAGGACTGCCCACCATTCGTTGAGTACCGGAACGAGTGGTCAGTGCCATCGGAGACAATGGTGTACAACCTGGACAAGTAACCAACGGAGGGAGCGCAGGCAGAGCCACATGACTCCGGCTCGGCGCCAGCCATGACGACATCGGCAAGAGCAGCAATCTGGCGCTCAGCAGGAGGGCCCCAAAGAACATGCCCGGTGAATGCGAACGCGATGTTGGCCTCAACCACGTTGGTACTCGGCTCAAGCGAGGTAGGGGCCGTAATCGTCTTGTCGCCAACCTCGCCTCCCGTCAGAATGATTGCAGACGAGTAGTTTTCCGGGTTGGCGCGTTCGCCAGTCATTGAGAAGTTGACCCGGAGCGCGACAGGGCCGCAAGTCATCCGAAGCAACTGGTCACGGGTGGTTTCCAGACGCAAATGAAGAGTGGTAGTCACATTGCCGGGAGCCCCGCGAATAACCCGCTGAGGCACCCAAGACCCGTAATCGGGGCCGGGCCCAAAAACTGTGGTGAAGTCCCCGGCTGGCAGGGTAATGTCGTCCGCACCAACGCAGACGAACTGCCAGGAGGACCCGGGGACTGCAAGAAAGACACTGGCTTCTGATTGAGTGAGCGGCATTTTTACACCTCTTCTGCAGATTCAGTAAGAAATCAACTGCTGTAGTTTGTGCCAGGCCTCAACTCGCCCCCGGCTACTGCCGAGGGGCGACTGGAGCGGGATGCCATTTTCGGTTCTCTGTCTCCACCATGCAATGTCCACTGATGCAAAACACCCGGCGCAAGCAGACTCTGGATAGTCTGCCAGAACCATCGGCATCCAGATGTCCGGGCGCTCCACGCCATGAAGTGCATAGAGCGTTGGCGTGGTAGTACACAGGTCGTCTACAGCGACCCACCTACCATTAACATTCACCGTGACTCCCCATACAGCCGTGACTGCGAATTGCGCCACGCGGTCAATCGTGGGGGTAATGGGCCCCCTCTGACCAACGTAAATCGTAGGGGATAGTACGTCGGAGAGTTCTATCACCTCCGAGCCCACATTGGCCGGGAACACGGCAACTATTGGGAATGGCGCGTAGTCGGCATACTCAGGGTCAAAAACGACCGACAACTCAAGCCATGCCGGTTGTACGCCGGTAGTTTCTACGAGATTTCTAAGAGGCTCTGACCAATCCAGAAGCACCTTGCCTGGCACGCTGGATGGCATAACGGTTGGCGTCAGCACAGCCCGCTGAACGGGCGATTCTTCGGTGTCAAGGAGGGCGTGTTTCACAAATCGTGAAGTCTCGTACAGCGACGGTGCGCCGAGTGTTCTGGTTGCAACACTGACGGTCAGCCGGGACGGATAAAGGCCGAATAAGGAACCGCCAACCAGACTACCCAGTTCGGCACCTACGGCCTCTACCACGCTTCGGAACGTCAGACGGTCCGGCCCCGGCGGACGGATGTTCCGCGCTTCCGCTGGCGTCGGCCACACCATGCATTGGGGGTCGGCCAGTGTCCCCCAGAACGATTCCGGGTTCATCCCGACCACCAGCATCGCCCTTCTGAGTGCTGCCCTTGTCAACACGGCTGAGCCCCCTGGTTAACAAGTACTCCACATCATGCTCATGTGCATAGATAGTCATGCCATTCTGGACAACGTACCGTCTACCGCTCGGTGTGCTGATTCTCATCGGGTATGGGTACCCCGATTCAACCAGAAGCGGGACGGTCTTTGCTGTCCAGTGTTGCGGGCAATTTGCGCACGGCATTCTGACCGCCTCCTCATGGCTTCGTAGTGGGGGAAGGTAAGGGACGCTAGCCCCTTACCCACCCCCCACTACTACGCTACGACCGCGAGGTCACACCACCGCTCAGCAGTGGCTCAGGGAAAATCCCCATCGTCGGCCAGGAGATGTTCGTGATTTTCGCCGCCAGGTACGGTGTCAGCAACACCACTCGTGGCACAATGACGCCCGTCAGGTTATAGCACAGCCCACCCGAAGGCGCCGTGTACCACAGGACACGACCAGCGTCAGTCACGACTGCCGCTGCATAACCCTGGGCTAAATCCGGCGAACCGGACATGTCCAGGTAGTTCATGAACGTCAGTTTCCGCCCCCCGGCGCTGATGGGGATGATGTAGATGTTCCCGGTGCTCGTGCCGGAATTGGAAGTGACCGGAATGCCATCGTCCCCGATGAACGGGTAAGCCCGTCCACCGATGGCGATGGTATCCTCTGAAAGCATTCGGTCACGCTCGCGCGCCAGCGCCGCAAGGTCAATGGTCGGCGTGTGTCCGGCGGGGAAGGTGTATCCAAACACCGCCGAATACATCCCGGCCCAGGTCAGGGAAAGCAGATACTTCAACTCTGGCGGCACGGCAATGACCCATTGCACTTCCCCAAACCCATAGGCCGCAGCGCGGTGACGCAGAACCGTCATGACCTCCAGCAGCCTGCGGGCCAGCACCGACCCGGTGGAGTCCGTCGCGTTATAGTCGTCAGAGAAGTCTACCACCACCGAACCGAGGTTGGGGCACGGCGTCCCGGTCAGGGCATCCGTAATGGTGTCGGTGATGAGAGCATCAAGGCCCACAATCTCACGGAACCCCTCTGTGCCACCGGTCGGGTCCCCGCTCCAGACATCCTCATGAAGCCGGAGGTACAGGGCACGGGCAACAGCCAGCATCGCCAGTGCGATTCCGGACTCCGTAACCACCTGGTTGTTCACCTCACCCCGGCCAACCAATTCGCGGACTTCTGGAGAAAGCAGTTCGCCGATAATCTCAAAGTCCACTTCGCCCTGATTGACCCTCTGGACAAACTCCTCAGGGCTAATGGTTGGCGAGGTAAAGCAGTAGCGTCCATACGGCACAATCGCAACGCAAGAGGCCACTTCACCGACCGTCTGACAAGTAGCACACTTGCTTTGCGGCACCGTACCGGATGGCGATGAGTCAACCCGCAGAAGGTACGCAATTTGCGGGTTGGCAACATTGGAAGCCACCCAGTTTATCCTGGACAGTACAGAGGACGGCGTGACAACTGTGCTGAGCACTTCTTTGGCACTGACACCAGTAAACGCAGTGCCTGCACCATGAAAACGAAGCGGCATGTTAACCTCCAATCATTTTCTGGGCCAGGATGCCAGCAGGAGTCACCTCGCGCCCAATCGGAGTGACTGACGGACGGGGTGAAATTTCCAGCGCTTTTTGAGCAGATTCCTGAGCCTGGCGGACTTGCTCCTTCAGCGCTGTAACGCTTTCAGCCAACTCCTTGACCTGCCCTTCAAGCCCTTCAAGCCGTGAAACCACCTCAGCAATGCTCTTCTCTTCGCCATTAGTGGGAGGGGCAGGATACGGGTAGCCATAAACAGAACCGCCCTCTTTAGCCATCTTTTCGGCAATTTGGTCTGCCCGCTCCTTGATGGCCTTCGGGGCAATCCGGGCAAGGATAGCCGCCAGCGCCCCCCACTCGCTTGGCTTGGAGATGCGAACGACAGTAGCAAGCGCCCGCAGATATTCCTGCACGCGCTCGCTCACTTCTTCCTCGGCAAGTGCCGCAATCTGACGTCCAAACGTGGATGCAGACTTCCGGCCCTCCTCCAGTTCGCCAGTAACTGACTTGCTGTCCAGGCCTGCCTCATCAAGGGCACGCTCAAGTCGGTCGGCTGCCGCCAGAAGTTCCTCCAATTCCTTTGCAAAGACGTCGGAGGAAACTTCCTCAAGGGTAACATCATCTTCGTCTGTGGTCACTTCCTCAAGTTCGTCTTTCGTCATTCTTCCTCCTTCTGGTCAATCGGAAAAGTTGTCCATGGATTTGCCGCAGCGCCCGCAGGAAGGATACTGACCTCCCGCAGTCTCAACTCAATAATCTGAGATGGGTCGTTCGGGTCACGAACCCCCCAAAATCCAACGGATGTCGCCCAACCATACGGAGCGATGGTTGGATGGCCGGTTGGGTATCTGGTCAGGAAACTCTTAAAGAACCTTGCCTTCGGCGTATGCCGGAATTTCCCAATACCGAACACAAATCGTTTGTATGGTATGAATGCAATAAGGTCAGCGATGTCTGTGCCGTCCTTGTGCGCAATCCGCACCGTAGCGTTCCTGGGCGGATTCTCCAGCAAACTCTGGACTGCCTGCTTTGTGACAAAGTCTCCCTGGAGGTCAAGGAAGCGGTTTGTCACCGGCAGTATTATCAAGTCCCCCACTATTTTATAACAAATCGCGCCAGAGCGCAAGCGAGGGAGCATTGCCAGGAACAATCTCCAGGGCAGATGCGGCAACTGGCGGACAGTCTTTCCCAGCCAGCCCTTAATGGACACCCTCACGGGCGGTTTGTCAGACAGCGGGTCCCGGTAGAAAAACACCTCGTGCCCACGTTGGGCGAGCCTGGCCCGAATTTGCTCTATCGTTTCGTGGCGAGCAATGGGTTCCCCGCCTGCCTTGACCGTCCAGACACCCGGCTGGATTCTCTGAAACGTAAGTAGCACCGACTTCCCCTTCCGGCCACGCAGCACTACTTCCACAAAGTGCCGGTTCCAGGTTCCGGCGTCATATGTGCCCCAGTCAACCGCATCAAATCTGGCGTACTTTTGAGTAGTAGAGCCTACCTCGCCTGGGCCGGAAACAAATGGCTCTCCCTTACCGACCTCCAGCCAGTCCAGCGGCTGGGGCTGTTTTGGAGTGCAACGCATGATTTTGCCATCCTTCAGCGCCTCCCATGCGTTCTCCACTCCTTTTTCAGAGAAAATTGTGAAGCCAAAGAGGTAACTGCCATCATGGGCTGTCATGCGAAGGTCGTAGTGAACCGAGTGGCCAGCCGGTGGATTGCTGACCTCTTCACGGGTGAGTCCCCTGATATGACGTTGGACAATGAATCTGCCATGTCCGTCTGCCGGGTAAAACTCGTGCCACTTCTCTTCCCATGTTCTCTCGGCACGTTCGCTTCTCGTGTCACCAGGCAATGTGTCGTCTGTCTCCTCGGCCAGTTCCTTGACGTTGGCCTCAAGTTCCCTGTAGTGCGGAATCGGCTCGGCCTTGCTGCTCACTTCGTTCATCCATTTGCCTTTCTCTGGCACGAAGTTGGTGATAAGAACCTCCTGGTTAGGAGTAAGCCCATGGCCAGAGTTAGCCATGCGGTAAGCAACGACACGGAATACGTGCCATGTCTCCGGCAGCGTCACCCCGGAAGCCTTCAGGTCATTAGGCTTGCATGACAGGATGAACTTCCCGCGAATTGTTTTCAGCAGCCGGAGCAGTTCCGCAAACTGCTCAATGGTAAACGGGTATCTGTACTTGGAACGTGCATCTGAAGTGGGGTACGGCGGGTCCAGGTAAAACAGCACATCCTTGCGGTTACGGAACTTCCGAATCAGGTCAAACGCATCCGCATGAAGAATCCTCACACCACGAAACCTGCGTTTCAGTGCGAGGAAGGTGCCAACCGGAAGTCTGTGCCTATGCGATGGCGGCCAGTTAACCGACTCGTATCCCAGGTAAAACCTGCTACCAATCATCAGGAACAAGGCCGCCTCGCGGCCGGAGCGAGGCTTCGCTTCCTTTAAACGCCGCTGGGTTTCTCTGGTCAGAGGCGTTCTGCGGGCTTCCTCAACAACTGCCGCAATCTCACTGTCCGAGGCCCTTTGAATAAAGCGGTAAGCAGCGATTTTTGTCCCATCAATATCCGCAATAACCTCTTCCCCAATCTTGGGCTTGATTGCAAAGAAATTCAGCGTTCCCACGAATGGCTCACAGTATAGCGAATGGTCGGGGAACAACTCAAGGATTTTTCTGGCAAGGCGCGTTTTTGTACCGAGTCCCTGGAACGGCATCGGCCCACCAGCAAACCATTTGCGGGCCAATTCTGCATTCGCGTGCTCAAGCCTCATGCTCACGGCCTCGTGAAGGGTAAACGGCCCTCCCTCATTGACATTGGTTGCCATACCCGCTTGCTCTTCCGCAAGCGCTTTGCCAACCTCGCTAACTTTTGGCAACTCAATAATTCGGTCACGAACCGACTTAAGCCATTTGCCTTTCTCTGGCTTGTAATTGGTTATGAGCAACTCGTCGGTCGCGTGACCGCCGCCGTGAGGAGTAATAGTGTACACCCGTACACGGTGGACGTGCCATGACGCTGGAATCTTGAACCCAGCAAGGTCTCTCCGGTAGCACGACAGGATGAACCTGCCCTTTATCGTTTTCAGCAGTTCAAGCAGTTCCATGAATTTTTGCTTGTCAAACTGCTCACGGTAGTACACCGCATGGTCAGCCGTTGCATACGGCGGGTCAAGGTAAAACAGCACATTCGGGTTGTTCCGCAGGCTTCTGATGACGTCAAGTGCGTCTTTGTGCAGAATCTTTACACCCGCCAGCCGGTGCTTGAGGGCAATGTATGTGCCAGGGTTAGGCTTGAACGAAACGAACGGCGGGTACGGAATCTCGCGCCCACGCATAAAAAAGTTGCCCAGCAGCGTCAGCCGGAACGCCTCTCTATCAGAGCGTGGCTTGCCATGCTGGACCTCTTCCTGAATCTCCCTGTCCGGACGGACGTTAGCAATTTCATCAATAACCTCGGCGATTTGAGCCTCACTTGCTCGCTGCAAGAACCGATAGCAGCGGTACTTGACTTCGTCAAGGTCAGAGATAATTTCCTGGACGCCCTTAACTTTTGGCTTCCTGGCAAAAAAGCCCAGCGAGCCCACAAATGGCTCGCAGTAGATTTCATGGTCAGTGAACAATTCCAGTATTTTCCCCGCCAGCCTTGCTTTTGTTCCAAGTCCCCGGAATGGCATTGGCCCACCGGCAAACATCTTGCGGGGCAGTTCCGCATTCGCGTGCTCAAGCATTACCCTCATGGCTTCCTGAAGGGTGAGTGGTCTTCCCTCGTTAACATCGGTTACCACTGCGTTCTGAAACTTTAGCGTGTCACCCGATGGCACCAGTTCCTGGCAAAGCACCGTGACCACATCGCCCGGCTTTGCCTGGATGCGGGTCACCATCGTTTTTCCGGTTGGGTGACCATCGGCCCACTCGCAGTCATATGACCAGCCATTCTCTTTTCGCTCGGCGCTCACGACACGGGCCCGTACTTCCAGCATTCGCTTCACTTTGCTCCAAGACTGGCTGGGGCCTCCGGTGATGACTGAGTCCAGGTCTTTGGCCACGATTCCCTCAGAGCCGGGAATGAAGCCGAACCGTTCAAACGCGCTCTCCAGTTCCTGTTTGTTCCCGACAATTGTCATCGGGGTCAGAAACTCTTCCGGCACAATTCTCTCAAGAACTTTCCGTCTCTCGCGGTAAGGGGTGTCCTTGCTCACCCCGCCGCCCGATAGAATGTCAAAAAAGCGCGGGTGGGCTGTCCATTCCACCCTCCGCGTGGATAAGACGGCGGGCATCAAGTGACGCGGAACAATGCGACCGTTGGCGACCATCAGCAGTTCTCCATCCAACTCAACCGGGCCGCCCGGCAGGCGCAGTTGCTTCACAACATCCACAAGGTATGAAGACACATCTTTGCCACTTTCCGTTGTGGCCTTGACTCCGTCATCGCCAATCGCAATACGGAACCGCCAGCCATTCCATTTCGGCTCAACAGCAAATGGGGCATGGGAATGCCCCCACCCCTCCCACATCTGAGCCGCCGAGAAATTCTCAAAGTAGAATGGCACTGCAGGTTTCATCGGCCACAGGGCCTTCTCGGCGTTTTCTAACGGGACGACCATACCGTCATGCGCCAGTTCAGCCCAGGCGGGAAGTTCTGGTTCTTCTGGAACCGACCTGCCAACCTGCGTGAGGTAAACATGGAGCGCACCGGCGTCGCGGAGTTCTGTCAGGTGTTCTGCAACAGCCCAGTGGTCAAAAACCGGGTGGTCCCAACCGGCGGCGTCCACAACCGCAATGGCACCGTCAAAAAACTTCAGACTCTCTTCGGGAATCTCTGCGATGTCGTGAGCAACTGCAACTGCAATGCTATCCGCTTCCATGCGGTAGCCAACAGTGGTCACGTCACCATGTATGACACGGAATGGAGTAACGGTAACGTCTTTCACCCGGAAAGGGGTGCCAGGCGTCACCAGAACGACATCATGTTCGCCAATTTGCTCCGGCGCGTATACGGTGGTGTGCAACTCCGACAACCCGGAGCATGCGTCACGATGGCGGTGGCTGACCAAAACAGCATCCGGCGACTGGTCAAGCCGTTCGGCAATCCCAGAGGGCGCATCCACCAGAAGGTTCACTCCGGAAATATTGACCAACGTGGCAGTATTCCACCGTGTTTCCCCATCATGGACAGGTTCGCTGGGACCAGTACCGACAAAATGGATGAAGTTTGCTGCCTGGTTTGACTTCACCTCCACTACCGCATCAGGCTTAAACCGCAGCACAAGGTCCGCCAGCGGGATGTAGTCCGAATGAGGGCCTGTTGGTTCCGGGATGATGTGAATGGGCAGGTCATGGCGGTCAATTTCCAGACGCTCTGCGATGTAATTCCTTACCTGGAGCAGCACAGAGTCAGCGGACACCGTCAGTTTGTCCCCAATGAACTCCGCGCGAACGACCACATCAACATCGCCGGGCGTGTTTCCTCGCACGGCCCCACCAGCGATGGAGAGAAAATCACTGACGATGACCTTATCCTTGCCTTCTGTCATTTGAATTCCACCTCTACCACCACATTGGGCTGAGCAAGGGCTTTGAGAAGAGAGCCACGAATGGTTCTCATGGCCGCGTACGTTGCAAGGGTGTACGCGCTTTGGGTCAGGCTCCTTGCAGAAATACCGGGGTGGGCAACGGCTTTAGCCTTGATGACCGGCCCACTTCGCCTGGCCGGGCCAGGCGAGAAATAGTGAGGGCGCGTGCCTTGCAGGGCGCGCCGGTACCCCGGCCTGAACATCAGGAATCGGCTCCGTCTGGCAGCAATGACATGCGGTCTTGTCCCGCCGTCCATGAACCTGTAGATGGCCTTCTGCTCTGACGTGCCGGAAATAGCAATTGTGATGCAAACATCAACCGCGCCGCCCGATTCGGTCGCCGTTACCGCAAATGAGAACTCCGGAGCATTGCGCCAGTGCGTTGTCCATGCTTTCAGGTTCTCCGTCATTTCCTGGCCTATGCGGGTGCCAACGGTCTCGGCCAGCGTGGATGAGACGGCTTTTGCTACACCTCTTCTGATAACATCCTTTACCCTGCTCATTCTTCCGGCGTGATGTCCTTTCCTTCCATTACCTGAAGGTACTCCATCCGTAAATCACCCACATCGGCAGCAATCTGCCGGGCAATGTTCACCGTCAACTCGCCAGACGAAATCCGCCGTGCACGTTCTTGAGCCCGCATCAACGCTGCCTCTGCCTGCAGTCTGGCCTCGGTAAGGTCAGTCGGAACGAATTCAATTTGGGCCGGGAGGACCCGGTTCAGGTTGTGCTCAAACTGACGCAGAATGATACCGTAGAGCCTCATGGCCGCGAGACGGGCCATGACCTCTGCTTCAGTGGCAGCGCCGAGGCGGGAACCTGGAAGTGGCGCAATAGAGCCGTAATCTACGCCCAACCCATTAGCAAGGACGGTAACGTACCACTCCATTACGTCCTTGAGGGAAAATCCTTCGGGCAAATCTTTCAGACGCACCACTTCGGCAGTAGGGGTAGCGCTGGGGTCCAGCGGGTTCAGGAATACTGGAGGCACATAGACATGGCCGCCTGCGCTGACGGCCTTTTCTGTGGCCTGTTTCATCGCGTCCTCCACTGCCCTGGCCGGTGCATTCGTCATAACGATTGTGTCGGCCATTGTGCCCTGAACCCGTTCCTGATGCCACGACAGGAGCGACGCCATGAAGGACACGGCCTGCGCCAGCCTTGATGCTGCGCAGAATCCCCAACTGGTGCCAGGCTGGGGGTTGTCTACAATCTGGAAGCACTCCCGGTTGGAAAGGGTGATGGCAAGGCCGTCCTCTCGCAAGTACTGGAGGGGGTAGTCAGAGTCTTCGGTGGGGACACATCGGGTGGGGTCAAGAGAAAGAAAGACAGGCGGAGAGTCCGGGTCGTAGACGACGTCCGCCGGGTCAACGACAGTGCCGCTGGACTTTATCACCCACACACGGCCTTCGGGAGTATGGATAGCCGTTACCTCGTGGCGTGTCTTTCTTTCAATAGTACGACGAGCAATCTCTACCCAACCCCCGCTGTCAGTGGTCAGTGCCCCGAACGTAACTGCATGGATGAGAGGCCTCAGTCCACGTCCGAACTCCGCTGCCGCCAGGATTTCTCTCGTTCGCCCGACATTCTCACTGCTCCCAACAATGCTGTAGCGGGCGTTGGAAATCCGTGTTAGCGCGGAGTACAAAGCACCACAGAAAAGCGGCTCGCTGGTTGCCAGCCTCACCAGGGCCTTATTGCGCTCCGGGCCTCGCTGTTTAGGTATCGCCCCAACCAACGAGAACACCGTAGCCATAAAAAACTCGGCCAGAGCATTGGATGAGTACAGTTCGTTCTTCCTCGGCCGCCTGGCCTTCGCCGCAATGCCCATTACCAACTCCCCATAACAGTTAGATTTTTGACAGTTGTGACCTATTACATATTTAGGTAGGACGCAAGGTGTAACTGCAGCGTGGAAGCAACGTAACAGTAGTGTAATGACAACATAACGGCAGTGTAACGGCAGGTATCCCTTGCGTCATTATACATCAGGGTTCAGCGAAAGTCAACTGTGGGAAACGGGGCCGCTACAGCATGTACTGGCTGGCGCGGTAGGCAGCCATCGCCATTGCGACAATGACATCGTTATGCCCTCCCTGGCTGATGACGGTGAACCGATTTGCCTTGGGGTCCCAGCCTGTGTTCTGGTATTGTGGTTCTATTATGTGACGCAGGCTCTCCGGTATCAGAATGGCCCTCAGACGGAAAAGTGAATACAGGAACGAGTCGGCCAGCGCGCGGGACTGCTGCGCAAACGGGCGGACGTACGCCTTGTAGTCTCTTGCAAGGTTCTGGGCCATGTAGTGCAGTTGGTAGGGGTCATACGAGATTTCAATGACCGGGTAGCGGTCTGACATGTCTCGTAGAAGGTTTTCCGCCGCCGAGAAATCCACAGCGCCCGCGCGTGGGTCCATTACATGGGCAAAGCGAACCACGTACTTTCCCTCACCGACCGGGGAAACCCCGACAATGGCAAAGGTTGCCCTCGCGAACCCCGCGTCTACCCCAATCACCACTTCCTTTTCCCTGGGGCCAATCAGTCGCTCTGCTTCATCGTCCGGGATGAAACATGCATTCATCCAGGCCACTGGAAGGGCCATCGCCGACGGGGAAACCCAGGTATTCAGGTGAACCCTTGCGAACTCATGCTCCGGCAGATGGCGTCGTTGCGACTCGTAGTACTCCGGCTTTTGCCATCCAAACCGGGTTAGGGCCTCCTCGCCCCAGTCGTAGTAGTAAAGCAGTTTCCCCGGCGGTGAAACCATGACCCTTCCGGCAAGTTCCGGTGACCGTGTTTCCACCACCAGCCCTGATGACCGGGCTTCATTGTAGAGCGACTCCAGTACAGAACCCTGGCCAAGATAGCCTGCGTACGATTCCACCCATCGGATAGCGTGAGGTACAGTCGGGGGTGGAGTCAGTTCAACCCAGAGGGACTTTTTATTGGGGGTGGTGTACGCCCATACCTCCGTGAAGACGGTCAGGGCAGGGTTGGCGCCGGCTGCGCCGGGAGCATTCACGGGGAGCGGGTAAATCCTGGAGTTGTTCGGGAAAACGATTTCCGACTGGGTGATTCTGGCCTGGACAATCGGGTTCAGTTCCAGCGACCTGGCGACTGCCTGGAAAACCCGGTCAGTGGCCTGCCGGCCATCATTAGCCAGCAGAACAATCTCCGAACCTGGGAACAGGTACGCGTACCAGAGAGTGACCGCAGCGGCAACCAGCGTCTTTCCTGTCTTTTTTGGAGAAGACCAGACAATGGTCTGGAAATTGAAAACGGGGCCCGTCCTTGAGAGCGCAATTCTCAGGAGTTCACGCTGAAACTCCTTGAAGCGGATGGGGCCGGGCGGAAGGACTTCTCCGGTTTCCGGCGAAAGAGGTGACGGGACCCAGAAGCAGTACTCCATCCACGAGACAGGGTCCGTGATAGCAAGCGCAGTCAGGTCAGTCTTCTGCTTCATCGGACGTGGCGGTTCCTGTCAATACGGGCTGTTCAACGTTTCGGATGGAGACAATCGCTGGTAACTGGGTTGGCACCGTACTGATGACCTGAAGAATCTGAGCCAGTGGTGCGCCATGAGAGCCCTGCTCGCCAGTAAGGGATGCTGTTGCTTTGAAGAAAGCGGACATGGATTCCAACAGCCGGGCGGCCACATGGCCATCCACCTCAATGTGGTCGGCGTTTTCCAGCACACGTCTGGCCAGGGCAGAGACAGCCCTTGCTGCAGTTGCTACTGCATTTGCAATCTCCATTGCGGATGCGGCCCTGGCCGCATCCAGAACAGCCCGGTCATAGCGTCGCGCTCTCTCAACCCAGTTGTGGGCGACGCTCTTTCTGACAATTTCCTGGACAGGAAGGTTGAGGACACTGGCTGCCTCAGAAATGCTTCTTCGCCCTGGATGGAGTGCGAGGAAGGCCAGGAAGGCGTTGTAGTCCTCCTCGGTCTCTCCGGGCTCTCTGGCTGGCAAGTCTGGGAGTAACTCTGGGTCAGGTAGCAGTCCGGAATCTGGGAGCATGTGCTGACCTCAATGCGAATTCCCCGTCCAACCGTATTCCAACGGGCGGCAGTCTGGTAGTCCACTTCTGCAAGAATGTTATTTCTCTTCATCCAGGCCGCCGCGTCGGGTTGGGCGCAGTCAGTCACGATAGCAAGTTCCCAATCTGACTTACCCTGTGGTCTTACCCACCATAGTTCTCCTATGTCACTGCAATCCCGTGCGGCAACAAACACCGAGGCCTGCGCGAGTTGTTCCGGGGCAATGTGGTGCCAGCGAAGGCGATTGGCAATGACTTTTTCCATAACACCGGGCGCGTATTGTGACGCCCAGCCCGTTATGGGGCCACCGCCAATGCAGGCGCTAATGACAACAGTAGCGACAAGCGCGGGCATCATCCGACCGGGTTCACCGCCAGGTCTTCCCATTCAGCATTGCCAATCAGGAAGGTCGGCCATGCGCCAAAGTCATTTGTGGTGAACAGGGAGATACCCAAGACACGAGTGCCGTTTGTGCTTTCCCAATCCCTAACCTGGCTGACAAATGTAGCCAGGTCACGTTTGAACTCTTCCCATGACCGGTAACAAACTCTCCACCCGCCATTCGGGTCAAATCCAGAGGGCAGAAGCCTTACGGCGCCTGCCTCACCGAGAAAGTAGATTGGCTTGAGGCCGTGCTTTCGCAGGATAGGGTCTACAACCTGGAAGGGACGCATGGCGGTCTCTCGCCACATGCTTTGAGCAATGACTCCGTCAGAGACCGGCCAGTAGGTATGGAACCCCAGCGCGTGGCCTCTCTCATAGAGTTTTGCCGCCGGTAGAATCATGCGAACCTGCTGCTCTGTGGGGGCCCCGACGGGAAAGTTTAGCATGACGGCTCGGGCGCCAAATCTTTCCAGACGGACAGCAATTTCGCAATCCATGTTGACGACTGCCATGAACTCGTCATCGGGTGTCGGTGCGCCAATGCACTCATTCAGAGTCTCCACATAGCACCCCGCCAGGTCGGACAGGGTCAGGCCGACCTGCATCAGGCGTTGGCGGAGCCCCTCCATGAACATATCGGCCGCCCCGGCAGGCGACTCAACGGCTTTTTGCACAATCTGCCGCTGGTCGTAGTCATTAAAGTAGGGGCGATAAACCACCGGCGCGAGGGTGCGCAGGTGGCCAATTGCTTCCGGGCACAAAGTTTTAACCGAGCGGGCACGCACGAGGTAACTGGCCAATGATTGTGAGATTGTTGCAGATTGAAGGTGAGCAGTCACTAACCGCCCTTCACGGATTTTGGGCCAGGCCGATGGAGAGGCAGGCATGTCGGGCTGGCCTGCTACCACAGAAAACTGTCGCCTGCCACCAATGACCCTGAAGGCACGAATACCACCAAAGGTTGCGGTCGTCAGTGTGCGAACCGTTCCGTCACTGGGGTCCAGAACAGTAATCCCGCGTACAGTTGGCTCAATGGCCAGGTAGTAGTGGGAATACGCCTGATTGGGCAATATCACCTCATAGCCCCCTGACATGAGGGAGCGAATGTATGAAAGTGAGGGCCTGACGTTGCTGTACACCACGTCACGGTCTACCGGGGCCGCTTCCCAGAGCAAAGTCCAGTTGGCCAGGTACGAACCGGTGAACACCCGCTGGGACTCTAACAAGAGGCGGTTGACCACTGTAGGGGTTACGTCATAGCCATACATTCGGAAGGCGGCAGTCAGGCAGACCAGGATGCACCCGGCTTTCCCAATCGTTTCGTCTCCCTCTCCGAGGATTTCGTTTGCCCACGCCGGGTTTTTCTGTGACAGATTGATGTCCAATCTCCGGTCTGTCAGGGTAAGAGCGAAGGCGGTGCGAAAGGGAGTTACATCCCGTTGAATCGGGATGAAGTTCACATCTCCCGGATACCGGCTGGATGCAAACTCGCGCAGTGCATCCACCCCTCCCCAGGCCTCCGGGCTGATGACATAGACCGTCCTTGCTCCACCTGACGGAAGCAGCGCATCGTCTGCGCTGGCCGTCAATGTCCACTTGCGGAGAGATGAGACAATCGCAAGGGATGCCCACATAGACGCGGGGGCGTCCTGCGGAAGAAGGACACAGACCCTATCATACGTCATGTTTGCCTCCTGATGCTATTGGTCAACGGTGACTGGTGATTTCCAGCAACTTACTGACTGGCGGAAAGGCTTATACTGGGTCGGCACCGTTTTTACTGACGAGTTTTGGCAGTGGATTCTGGGAGAGTCCAGGTGGGAATACCGAACCAGTCTTTCTGCAAGACCAGGTATTCCCATGCTCCACTGGGTTCACGTACCACATACTCCACGTTGTTGAAAGTGAATATTAACTCGTCGCCCCGCCGGGTCTGCTCGTGTCGTACTGAGAATGGTATATCGTTTTCCCGGAGATACTTTATCAGAGCATAAGATACTTCTGTGATAGTGCTGTGGCTGGACTTCAGGATTGCGTGAATAGATGTCCTGCCTTCGGGTGACGGTTGCCCACGCTTTGCCAGGATGAAGGTTTTCATATCGCTCTCCCCATGTCCTCTTTGCTCTATCATGTATCTGAACTTTGGATGAGCACACGGGAGGCGGTTTATCCAGTAACCGCACCCGGCAGGCTTTCTGGCAACCGGGCAATCATCCGGGCACCTCATCTGAACTGCTCCCGGCAATGGATGACAGTTCTGGATTCTGCCTCCGTGCCCAATCCAGCACAGCCCTTAAGGTCCTGGACAGCGATGGCCGGGAAAGCGGGTTACGCGGTGGGTACAAAGCCGCTCCGATGCTCAGCAACCACTGTGCCTGCTCTGCCGTGAGGACGACTGTCGTAATGACAGCCCCATTTGCAACGGTTGTTTTATCTGCCATTTTTACCCCCATTCATGTAGTACCAGAAAATTTAGATTTGATGTGACCGTAGTAGTGCACTGCGTTATAGCCTTCTATTCACCACCGCCGGTCATAAATATTATATCACACCTCGCAAATTTTGTCAAGTTGAAAAGGCGTTCGGATTATCGTTTTAAGGTAATTTTAAGTTTTGTGGGACAAAATTTAAGTTTTTTGCTGACTTCCGAGGCCTGATTGGAGACCGGGGCGGAGCAAAAAGCCCAGACAGCCTGCATGCCCGCCAGCAAAAACCGGGAACGGGCAGCGGTGGCAAAAAAGCAGCGAGAGAAGCAGCAGGAGCACTGATAGGCGCAGGCTTGCAAAAGCCAGGCCAGAAGCGGCAATCCCCCGGCTACAAGTCTGCCTCTGCTCGCAGAAAGTCAAGCGGTTCCGCAGAAAATACTGCTACAGGGCAGTCGTAAATTGCCGCCAACAACTGCAACTGCTCACGGGTCGGGTACCCAGAATCATCCCAGTGTTCATTTTCCCACTTTTCCAACATCCACGACGGTAACTGGTACCCGAACATGTAGTTTGCAACCCTCTCTACATCTAACAGCGTGTACCCGGCTTTTTCTCTTGCCAACCTCAGATTTTCACCTATCACTCTCATCTCGCACCCCCTTGCCGGAAGTGAAACAGAGGGCCCGGCCTTTTTGAGGTAATCCGGGAGAGGGGGACCCAACCGAAAGGAGGCGACTCTTAAGCCGGAGGCGGCCGGGCCCTCACAGGTATGATAGCATAGTTCTTGAGTAATGTCAAGCGCTCCACGCCAATCTGCACTTTCGTTGGCCTGCGCCCTGACTGCCAGTGAACCCGAAAAAGACCAGGCAGTGCGCTAACTTTCCCTATAAACTCGTTCCAGTCCAGAATAGCACGACATCTGCCAGGCCACCATCGCTACCCACACGGGAAGACCGGCATACCAAAGCCCCCCACCCCCAGTGCCCCACAGTCCGCTATAGTACGTCTTCATTGCCCCAACAGAAACATTGTCGTAAGGCACGCTGGTTACCACAGGCAGAGATGATTATTAGAACACGGGAAAAGAGAAGCGATGCGTGAGAGGGTTAGACTATGCCTGCCAGCCTTTTTTATGATAAAAAAGACGTATCATTTTTATGATAAAAACGACCATAATTTTTATCGTCACAATCGCCAATATCACCTTTATCGTCTTTATCGCAGTTATCGTATTTATTCACTTTATATCACTTATCGCCGTTTTATCACATAACATTAGAATAATCAAAAACGCCTGCGTGTGGTATTTTTTATTATGCCGAATCTTCTTTTTCCTGCTGTAGCGCAAATTTGCAACGCTAACTTTTTAGTTTTTTTTAAACTTTCACTCTTCTTTATCTTCTAATCCGAGAATCGTAATTTTGGTATCCCAAAATTATGAACTGCGAAATATGGTAGTAGTTTTTGCTATTAAGGGATTAACGTTTTGTAGATTAAGAAATAGTACCACGGTACTATTGACAATTTTTTTGCGCGGCGTATCATAATGGTAAACCCGAAAACATCGGGGAATCTATTTTACACAGGAGGTGCAAAATGAAGCCTGTCGTGATGTCACCAGAGGAGCAAGCCTTGCTCCAAATCGCCCGCAACTTGGGGATTGTGGGTGCTCTGTTGGAGCAAGCGCGCCAAAAGGAGGTGGAGCAGAAGAAAGCACAAGCATACGACAAAGCGCTCCACCTTGCGGAAGTGGCGTACCGTCAGGCTATTGGTAACGGAGCAAAGGTGGCACGGGTGGAGGTGACCGTAGAGGTGGACGGCACGGAGGCCACCGCAATCTACCCCGCTGCTCCGCGCTCCACCAAGACCGCCAGCGGTAAGCATCAGAACTATCCCGAAGGATTGGTAGCCGCGCTGAAGGAAGAATCGCAAAAGCGCGGCACAAGGTGGTATGGCGTTGAAAACGCCATCCGGACAAAGTGGGGGCGGGCAATCTACGAACAGTTTACTTCTTCCCAGACCACCACTGAAACCGACGCGTAGAACATATGACCAGGCGGTAAGGTTTAACCTTACCGCCTATTTTTGTGTCCGAAATAAAGAAGATACTGTAGAACAAGGTGGGAAGGTGCAAGACCACCTTCCCCTGCAGGGCAGAATCTAACAGAACCCGGCAAAACCCGGCAGAAAAACGGCCCGAAATCGACGGAAACCCCCGTCAGAAATGGCGGAAAAAACCAGCGATAATCGGGCCGAAACATCAGACCCTGTACATTTTCGCCGATTTTCTTTAATTCATCCTTTTACAAAAATAAGGCCACGGACAGTTTCCTGCCAGTAGGCACAGCGGTGCAACTCCGCTGGCGGGCCAATCAGTGTCCCGGAAAATCTTAGAAAATCTTACCAGGACAGGAGGTGCAGGATGAAGAGAAAGATGATGGATTGGAGACAGGTCGTCCAGGTTGCGGACGGCCTGCCGACCCAGGGGGCCGTAGAGGCCTTCTGGGACGAACTGGTGGTGCTATCGGACCCCCGCAGGGACTATGTCCCTGTGCGGGCTGTCCGGATGGCGCTGGAGGCCGCGCGGGGAGTGAAGGAGACAGTGGCCAAGGCC